TTATGTTTCGGGGTCAGCTTTCACATTTGTTGTACCGTTGTTGTCCTGATCGGACCGTTTCCGGCGCTGGTACAACAACGTGGTAACAGAGTCCGATTCGGCCTGGTCGAACTGGTCGTCGTAGTCCCTCGTCGTTCTAATGTCCGAGTGACCGAGCACACTCTGTCGAACCTCGATCGGCACCCCCTCCCGGCGCATCATATCGGCGAAGCTGTGCCGCATCAGGTGAGCCGTGATCCGATTGCCGAACCCTAATCGTTCCCCCAGGCGGGTAATCTGAGCCTTTGCCCGGTTCTTACATTTCCGTAGCTCCCGGAAACGCTCCTCTGCCGGCAGCTTATCGAAGTTGACAGGTAGGTAGGGGAACAGGTAATCATCGGTCGCTTTCGGGCTGCCATCGGCACGGAGCCGGTACGGGGCGAATAGTTCGATACCCTCCTCATCCAACAGCACCGACAACCATTTCTTATTCTTGCCGGTCTGGTACCGCAGCCGGTGCTCCCTCCCCTCCACGACGTAGTTACTCACGCGCCAGGTAATTGCATCCTGTACCCTGGCCCCATGGCAGAGGAACATGGCCAGCGCCAGCGGCCGGGCATGAGTGGGATCTGTCACCGACGGATGCCCGCCCCGGTGCTTTTTCTCGATCGGCGCCGTGGCCAGCCGGTCAATCTCCTCCACACGCAGGCGCTGGACCTGTTTGCGGGTGACGGTGATCCGGACGCCCCGCATCGGAAAATGTTCGTAGGAGACGAGGCCTGCGTCAGCTGCCTGGTACAACAAGTGCCGGAGCTTCGAGAGGAACGACGATACGCTGCTGTCGGCGTAATGCTGTTGCAGCCAGACACGCAGATCGAGGATATGTTTTTTAGTCAGGGTCGAGAAGGCCCACGACAGTTCGTCGAGAGCGGTATCAGGCACCCGGGCAGGCACACTCAACGACTCCCGCAGGTAGCCGCGCAGCACGGTCAGCAGATCGGCGTAGGTCTCGGCGGTGGTCAGCTTCGACAGATCGTCGCCGGCGTCGGCCTTACGTTTGGCAATGTGAGCCACCAGGAAGGGCAACAGCCGTTCGGGCGGGCCTCCGGTCGTTAACGTGTCGCGCACCTGCAGGGCGGTGTAGGGTTGGCCCTTCTCGTCGTAGTCGGCAATCACAGCCTCGGCCCGGCGATACGCTGACAGAATACGATCGTTGTAGGCTTTCGATTCGACGTGCGACTTGCGGACCCAGTTGCAGCGATCGGGCTTGCCTTCGGGGTTGAAATGCTTCGGATCGATCGACAGGCTGAGCGCCCAGAAGCGGGGCTCCCGGTTGCGGGTAATCCGGATACGTACTACGTGCTGTCCATCGCGCCCGGCTTCGGGCTTCAGCGTTACCGCCAGCGTAGTACGTCCCATACTTATAGACGAGCCTTATAGTAGTCGTACACGTGGTAAATCGCCCGGATTTCGGCCATAGGCAGCTTCAATTCGGCACCGCCGTTCTCAGCCCGCAGGGTAACAGACTTACCCATCCAGTCGACGCCGACCAGGCGCTTGATCGTGAGCTGCTCGTGGAAGTCGACCAGGACAATTTTGTTCAGGGGCGGAAACATGCCGTCGGGCATCCGGTAGGCCATCACCTCAAAACCGGGCTCCAGAACGGGCTGCATGCTGTCGCCGTTCACCTCGACGATGACGTGTCGATCTTCATGCACGCCAGGGTACAACCGGTCCTCGGATACGGGTATGTATTCGCGCTCGCTGGGCACATCGGCGAAAAACGCATCATAGCCGTACCCAGCACGGGCAGAAATAGGGATACGAATGATGTCCACCATCCGCAGGCCCCCGACTTCGACAGATCGCACGCGTGGGCCGTTTTCGTAATTGGGTAGCTGACGTTTGGCAAAGCCGAATACATCCATTTCTGTAGCCTTAAGGGCGTTGAGTATAGCTGTTTTATTCTTCTGGTTTAGGTTAACCGATTTCAAATAGCCGGCCAGCGTCGTTTTCGATTTGTTGAGGAGCCGGGCCAGCTCGGCCTGCTCGATGCCATTACGTTCGAGGTAAGCCCGCAGCATCTGCCCTTCGTACATCTTTTCCGATTCCTCAGGCGCCCCTTCAGCATGATAAACCGGCTCGATACCCAGCTCCAGCCACTGGAGCCGCGCGGAGGTACCCTTCTCGATTTTCAGCAGCTGGCGACGGGTGAACTTGTCGGTGCCAGCCAGCATACGAGACAGGGCGCTCGGCTGGATATCGCACATAGCGGCCAGATCCTGCTGACGACCATCCGCCTTTTCGGCAATGAGTCGGCGGATGCGCTCCCTGATTTTTAGTTGGTCGTCAGCTGACGAAGACATACGAAAAGGCGCTTTAAACGTGCTGAAGCTGTAAACGGCCGTGGACATCATAACATCAAGAAAATTACGTTGTAAATTAAATTGTAAATTTTCTTGCAAATATCACGTACCTAGTTGCATATTTGCTCAAGGTTGTACAGGCGGTGCAAAACCTACCTGTACGGTAAATATGCAAATTAAAATGCAAGGAAATGGGAAGACACAAGCAGGGCATCACCGCTATTCAGTCAAATGAGGAGTTATTCGCACGCATCAAATCGGACATAGACTCCTTCACCGTGAAGTACCTGGCGAGCCTGGGACCGGCAAGCCACACAACGATTTATTTGTATCGTGGTGGTAAGGGAGTTACTCAAAGGACGGAGGATGAAATCTTAGAAACCATCCAAAAAGCGAAGAAATTAAAGGAAGAAGCTGATAACGAGCGCGTATTAGCGGTTAAACAATTGATCGAATCATGACATACGTACCTAGTTATGAGGAGTTTAATAAGTTGCGAGAGGAGTTCCAGGTTCTACGACAGGAAAATGAGTTTCTGCGAAAGCTGTTCCTGTCACAACGAACAGTCACGCGCAGCCAGGCTCGACTCATGCTGGGGGTTTCAGAAACGACGTTGTGGCGGTTGACGCAGAAACAGACGATCGAGGTCGTGAGCGACGGAGGGAAGGAAAAAATTACGCTGGAGAGCGTGCGGGTTTATCTAACGGCGCAAAAAAAATTGTCTACACAAGACGCAAATGGGCGCATTATCGAGGTTTTGCACACTGTGTGCTAATAAAAAACCCGGCCCAGCCAGTGGCCGAACCGGGTACGTTGTTGGCTGAGTACGTACAATGTACAATTTAGTTGCAAATTTTTTTGTAAATAAACTTGCAAATTTCCCGTACCAGTACGTACTTAGCATTGCGATTTAACAACAACGACAAGGCAAAAGTATGAAAAACCACGTGATTACCCTCGCCCTCTACTCGCCCAGCTACTGCCCGGCAAACCTGCAAACCCTCTGCGGCCGCTACACGACTGATTATGAAACGAAGCAGCGGGCCAGCTACACGATTGAAAACGGCGTAGCGACCATCACCGCGCTGACTCCGATCATGGGTACTCAGGTAACCCTGCCCCTGCCCTTCTGCGTGCCGGTAACGGATCTCGGCTCTGGCCAGCTGCACCGGATCGACATCAACGCTGATACGCTGACCGCCCAGCCTGCCACCTGCCCTTCTGCTGCCTGGGCAACCCGACGCGCTGTGATGCCTAACCCGACCATTCGCCAGCAGGTAGTAGCCGACCAACTTTTCTAACCCTCACCGGCCCGCTTCGGCGGGCCTAAACACCTTTCCCCATGACAACCACAACCGTATTGACCGACCAACAGACGAAAATTGGCAAGCTGTTACTGAACGCATGGTCGGCAGAATATGCGCTTCGCATTACGCCCGTCATCAACGATGAGCAGTATCTGCAAGACGCCCTGCAATGGACATTTCCTCAGGCTTACCACGGGGCCGTCTTTTCTGCCCGCGCCCTGCTGCTGGCTCGTGAGTTCGACATCAAAACGGAAAGCCTGATTGCGGTAATGATTGATGAGATGGCCGAGGCCGGATTGTACGAAAGCTGCGACAGCCGTAACGCCTTCGCCCAGCTGCTACCCTACCGAATCTGTACAGCCCTGCCCATGCCAGAGGGTACTACCATTCGCGATTTCCACGCGGAGACGCTGAAAAAGCTCGAACAGGTAGCCATCGCCCACGAATCGGCCATCGTCCAACTCATCGGCATCGAAACGTTTAGCGTAATCGTCGAGAGGGTTCCTGAATACCTGCGTGCTGCATTTCTGGCTGAGCGTTTCAACCTGCTACAGTCATGCTGATCCTGCTCTCACTCTGGGCTATTGCCAACCTGCTGTTTCTGCTTCGCTACTACCATCCGATTAAGCGGGCGATACTACTCAGCAACCAGACCGCCCCTCCTCTGCGGTACCAGATTCGACGTTGGTACCGTCGCCACCGCGCCGAAATCGGCGGCATTGGTTTCGTAATCTTCCTGATTGCCTGTTATCTACTCTTAGCCTTTATCTATCCATGAATGAGCCAATAATTAATCAGCGGGCGCATCAAATCGCCCATACGTTCGTCGAGTGCTTCCGCAGAGAAATAGACCCGGCCGAGGAAAGCAATACCGTTTTTCTGGTCGAACTCTGGCTTACTACCGCTTCGGATAAGCTGACGGGCACCGGTCTACAACGAGTTACCCAGGTTTCTCAGAAAAGCCGACGCATCTACGAAAACGACTTTTCGGCCGGCCACTGTGATGAGGTCCGGATGATGATCATTCAGGGGCTGGGTTACGCCCTGCTCGACTACGTACAAGCCTCTCAGGAGGAAGTGAGTATGTATGAGCTCTGGTACGACGTGGTGGCTGCGGGTATGATCTACGAAACCACCACAGACATACGGCCATGAACGACCGCCAGCGAACCTACCTGATACTGGCCTGCATTGGCCTCGCTCTGGCCGCCCTGGCCTGCAAATACGCCCTCTATTTTCAATGTGTTGCGCCTGCCCTGTGGGCGCGGCATTAGTACACCCCTATGAATTACATCAGGCTTATTCAATCCTTCTGGGCAAAGCACAGTCAGGACTATTTTACAGGCAATGAGACGCTGTTGTACGGGCGTCTCGTTGCCCTGTTCAATGAGGCTGGCGAGGGCGAAAAGTGGCCCGATTCCATGCGCTACATGGACGGCCACCTCTGCACCCAGACAGGACTATCTCCGAACACCCTGGACAAAGCCCGAAAGGTGCTGGTCAGTCGCGGCCTGATCGAGTTCGAAGGCTCCGGAAAAGGCTTCCGGATCGGCGGCAACTACCGGCTGATTGCCCCGGCGAGTTCCTCAAAAAGATCCTCAATAAGTTCCTCAAAAACATCCTCAAATTTTGAGGAACTACCCGAAAGAACCTCAAATTCTGAGGAACATTTACCGCAAGTTCCTCAGCAAGAACCTCAAGAAGATCCTCAACAAGTTCCTCAGCAAGAACCTCAAAATTTGAGGAACTCCCATATATATAAAGAATACCAAACGCCAAACAGCCAAACAGACCAAACTGTAAACGCTGGCAATGCGGGCGAAAGACGGTTTTCTGTTTCTCAACAATCGCCTGGAGAAACGCCCCCACCCCCCATACCCCCCGCCCCCCTGGCTATACCGATACCAGCAGGCAAAGTGTACGGCGACGGACGAGTGCAAGCCGAATGTCTGGACTACTACGCTCAATTCCCCGACGAGTACCCCCGATCGATCTACGTGCCCTTCCTGCGCTACTGGACAAGCATCGTCCGCAAAGGCATCCCGGAGAACATCGGCTTAGAAAAATGGCAAACCATGGATGATTGGGATATCGCCGATCGGCTAGGGCGCTGGCACAAAAGAGACTTGGATGATCAACAAAAACAGCAATATGCAAACGCTAAAAACAACCCCGGCAACGCAAATCGAACAGCAGGTCCGAGAATACCCGTACCCGCCACAGCCGACCCAGCACAACCAACCCGCTCGGGTTTTAACCGTCGAGTTACCGACTAATTCGGGCTACCCGTCCACGGCCTGGCCAGCCTTGACTGAGGAGGAGGAGCAGGATTGGTTAGCGCAAAATCTGCCCTCGCTACTCGTCGCCGGCCAGAAGGCAAAACACCACATTCTCGAAGGGCAGAAACTAGCCCAGAAGATTGCGGCTGCCTCGTTCATCCCGGATACACCCGAACTGTTGATGGCTGAAGTCGTGAAGCGGGGTGAAGCAATGGCTAAACAAAAATTCTGGAGAAAGCCGTTTTCGCTCACCAAATGGAACGAGCACATCTACCAGACGCTGGCCTACTATTTCACCGGAGACGCTCGATTTGAAACGGAAGGCTGCGAACTGATGGGCGTTGAGCCGGGCGTGTTTGATCTCCGAAAGGGCATCCTGCTGAGCGGCCCGAAAGGTTGTGGCAAGACTGATATGCTCGAGCTCTTTTCCCGCAACCCCTACGCCCCCTACATCGTGATTTCGTGCCTGGAGCTGGAGATGGCTTACAGCAAAAAAGAAGTTGGCTCTAACATCATCGATCAGTACGCTGGCCTGATCCCGACTCAGAACGTGCACCACTACTACGGCAAAACACACCTGGGCGTTCAGTTCGATGACTTTGGCGCGGAAGGCGAAGCGGTACACATGGGTAAGCGGGTCAATCTGATGGACGTACTGCTGCAAACCCGGTACCGGATCGTTCGAGGCCCGTACACGCATCTGACAACGAACGCCAGCGAACAGGGCATACAGGAGGCCTATGATGGCCGCGTTTACGATCGCATGATTCAGATGTTCAATTTCATCGAGTTCAGCCCTAACGCCCCCAGCCTTCGGGTATGAAGAAACGGAAGAGTGACAACATGAGCGCGGCCGAGTTTCGCGCCCAGTACGTCGACCAGGAAGAACACGGTTTGCAGGCCCGCTGCGTGAAGTGGTTCAGACGCCAGTACCCCCAGCTCCTACTGGTCGCCGTGCCCAATGCCGCCAAGCGATCATTCAAGCTGGCTGCCATGCTGAAAGCGGAAGGCATGCTTTCAGGCTTCCCGGATCTGATCCTTTGCTTTCCATCGGGCGAATACGGTGCCCTGTTCATCGAAATGAAAACGGTGAATGGCACCCCCAGCCCCGAACAGATTGTCGTTCATGCCTACCTGCGGGCGGCTGGCTATCTCGTCATTATGCCGCGCACCTTCGAAGAGTTTCAATCCCAAGTCAATCAGTATCTCAATCCCTAAAAACTATGTCCACCTGGTATCAAACCACCATCAAGTATGGAACTTACGTAGAGGGCAAACACAAGATCGTTTCTGAGCAGTACCTGTTTCGCTGCATATCTCTGACCGATCTGGAAGCCACCGTCATCGAAACGCTACAAGGGCGCATCAAAGAGCCTGACGTCGATTCGTTCAGTAAACCCCGGCCGTCCGACGTCTACAAAATGACCGATGGCCCGATCAGCGAAATTGAAGGCGATTTCTACGTCGTGAAAGTGCTCTGCGACTTCGGCGACGAAAGTAAAACCGTCGATAAACATATCGTCAATGCCGACTCGCCGACTCAGGCCGAGAAGCGGGTCCGGAAGCGGCTTAAGGACGTACTGTACGACTACGAGATCACCCACTGCGATAAGACCAAAATCCTGGGTGTATACGACAAGGATAACATTGTCTGGGTTGAGGACTTCAGGAAGCGCATGGAAGATCTTGAAGCGGCTGGCCACACCGGTACGGGTAAGCGGAAGAAGAACAAAAAAGCGGATCCAAATCAGACAGCGCTCGACCTCGATCCCAAACCGGAACAGCCCCAATCCGACCCGAACGCCATTACGGCGATGGTGATCCGGAACAACATCGAAGAGGTAGAGGCAGAGGATCTGCAGAACGGGGTTGACCCATCGGCCGACACCCTGACGCCAGTAGGCCAGCTGCCCAAAGGCAAGCGCAGCCGTACGAAGTCGCTCCCGGCTCCTCCTCCGGATGACCAGGAAACGGAGCCCGACGACGACGACAAACACCTCGAAGAATACCTCGCCAACGCCTAATCCCTACCTCCAATGACTTACCGCACAGAAATTGAAAACCTGTTGATTGAACTGCGTGACGCCGATGGCCGCGCTGAAGTTGACGAGAGTCTTTACCCTAAACTTGATCAGGCTGTATGCAAAACCATCGACGGCTTCGTCAACGTGCTATCGGCTGCCAAAGCCGTACGCGACGCCCAGAAGCTGTACTTCCGCACCCGGGCCAGTAGCGATCTGGAGAGGTCGAAGCAGGCCGAACGGATCCTAGACAATCTAATCACACTGTGGACCGGCGAAATGGCGCCACCGCCCGCGCAAACCAATCTGTTCTCATGAGCCAGGTAAAACCCGATGACGTGATGAAGATCACGTTTCACGTCATGCAGGACGGCAAGCCCGTCGCCAAAGAGGTCAAAATGACCCGCCAACATTTCATCGACTACAACGCGAAGCCTAAAAAGAAATGGGCTGATATGTACGAGATGATCGTCAGAGACAAAGCCTACATCAGCATTACCGATTTGTCTAACTCTAACTAATCATGTCTCTCCACAACCGCGGGCCACCTGCCTACTAGCTCCGGGAAGCGTCAAGACTTCTTCTGTCAAAAATGGGCCGACGCTGACCCAACCGAACCAACCGCACCCCTCCCTGCTTTCTCTCACATTTGGCGATGACATGATGATATCAGGGCGGGGGTCGGCTGGCCGGAATTATTCACCTGACCAGTTACCCAATTACCCATAATTACTAATGACATGCATGATCCTAAGACAGTGGCATTTGAAATACGATACCCGTTCAAAAATAAAAGCGGTTATCGCTCGTCGTTTATAACGATTTGGCATAATGACCCGCTGAATTTTCGGTTTCCCGATGGCACACGGAAGCAGGGTCGCAGAAGTGATGACAGCTGCGGGTGGTCAACACCTATGTACCACGAGCAGGAATGGGCGGATTTGAAAAAGGTTGCCATTCATCAATACAGTGAGCTGTTTGCTCGTCAGGTTGCCGAAAAAGAGGGCAAGGACTATGCGTATATCTGCAACCAGCCTGAATCAACCTACGAGATCGTGTATTGGATTTGGCGGGCTATAAAAGCCCACGGAAAAAAGGGCTGGCAGTATGGGAGACGCCGAAATTTCCTGTCAGCGGCCGAACTCGAATTTATAATGGTACTGGCTACCGCCCCAGGCGACAATTTTAAGCAGCACCATAAGCCACACGATGAAGAATCGTTTGTCGATATGTTTCGGATGATCTGGAATCAGTATCGCCGGTTTCATCGGCCTTGGTACAAGCACCCCCGCTGGCATGTGCATCACTGGTCAATTCAGTTTCACCCATGGCAGCAACTCAAACGGCGTTATTGGGATAAATGCTGCATCTGCGGCAAGCGTGGTTTCACGGGGCCAGCGTATGGTAACTGGAACGATGACCGGATCTGGCATGGGGAGTGTGCTAATGCCCGGAAAGAGGCTGTCACAGGCATCAACCCCATACAGTGATGAAAGCAATTACTCTGAAAGATAGCCCTGACCCGTGGGCCACCCTAATCGAGTACGGCATTAAGACCATAGAAACCCGTACATGGTCGACCAAGTATCGGGGTGACCTGCTGATATGCGCCAGCAAATCGAGCAAAACACCCAACGCGGGCAAAGCCGTCTGCGTGGTCGAAGTTTACGACTGCCGGCCTATGACCCCCGCTGATGAAAATGCGGCCCGTTGTGATATATACCCTAATGCCTTTTCGTGGAGGCTGCGTAACCTGCGCTGGCTGTCCGAGAAATTTTCCGTTACAGGGCAGCTGAGTATCTATGAAGTAGAGATACCCGAGGGCATTCGCATCTACCGGCCCGGTTTCAAAGAATTGCTAGATCACCCGGATTACCTTTGAATATGGCTACTCAATACACCTACCTCGGTGACCGGATCACGGACCCGCAGCTGAAGGGCGCCAGCTGCACCGCTGTATTGCGGGAGGACGGCAAGTGCATCCGCGGCCGAAATGGAAGTCAATTGGTACGGTTCGACTCCGGCCGCGAAGCCGTTGTGATTGGCCGACTTCTCAGAAAACTTAAACCTCCTATCAATGTCTAAACTGTCAGAAATCAAATCCCTACTCGGCTCCAACGGCTACGGCACTGGTAGCAACTACGTATGTTTCATGGCCGCTGGCCAGCCCCACACGGTGATCGAAGCGGCCGGCGACAACGACACGCAGCTGATCGTGTCCGGGAACAAGCCGGGCGGGAAAATATTCCGTTCCAGCGACGTGCGGGCCACCTACAATCACATTCAAACGCTGAATTGAATATGGCAGACAAGTATTTCCCTCTCGACGAACTGACCAAGGTGTTGAACCGGATTGCCGAACTATTACCTGAGAGAAAGGATGAATTACACCAAATCGGGTATGATGTTGATGATCTAGAGCGTGAGTTAGCCAGAATGATAAATGCTGAAATGCGTAAGAATCTGGTTCGGCAAAAATTAGCTGTAATGCCTGACAACGTGAAAAAGGCTGTACATGCGTTGTCGATGGCTTTGAGTCTGGAATCAACCCCTAGTTATCGCAATGGCTGTTACGACGCCTTGACTGACCTGTTATCGCTCCAGTGTCTGGATAACGACGATCTCAGGCGAGTGGCTCAGCTGACAGAGCCACAAGACTAATAAGGCTTGGTCAATTTCTCCATCAGCTGACTGAGCAACCTACACGATTCATCGTCGCCAGCCTGCGCACGTTGCAACGCATTCGGTAGAAATTTATCCCAGTCTTCAACAGCGACGTAGGAATTGATTTTGAAGGGATTTCTAGCCGACGTGGGGGGCAATGTTGCCGTTTTGAAGAACTCAATCAGTTTGTCCATGGGACAAAGATCGTAGCTTTGCAGTATCAAAGGGGGCAATGCCCCTAATGGTGTGGATAGAATTGGAAAGCCGTTCCCTACTTGGGGTCGGCTTTTTTGTTAAAAAACAGGCCGCCCGAAACTCGAACGACCTGTAAACACTCCTCTCAATATACTTCATTCGTAGATGTAGATGACCTGGCCAGGGCGCTTCTCAGCCCGCATCCCCTGCCGTCGCTGATTGCCAGTCGCTCGATACGCGACGTGGATCCAGGAGGGCTTACCGGCCGCGTCTGGAAACTCAGTAATCACCTGGTCATAACCCAGCGTCCAGCGATTCTGTCGAATCCATTTGTACAAGTCGCTATTCGACACATGTTTCAGCCCGTCGCAATCGATGTCGATGGCCAGCCCTGACATATGCGCTGAGGTTTTCGACCCTTTGACCGCCACGTTGAGCTTGGCCGATCGGAAAAAGCTGGTGATGGGCAGTTTCCCGAATTGCTCGCAGATCGGCACGTATAGGCCATTATACGCCTTCACCATGTTATTATACTGCTCCAGTGTTGGCACGTTCAGGATGCCGCGCCGGATGGCCTCGGCAGATTTCACGCCCTCGGCATAGGTTAGCCACTTACCAAAATCAGGGTAAACGGGGGTTGCGATCGCTACCATTCAGTTACTTGGTTAAATCAGTGATGTTGGTTCCCTCCCTCACGCGTCGGACGTTGGCCGCCCGCTTCCGCATCGCCTTTTTGCGACCCTTGCCCAAAAACCTTTTGGTCTGGGCTTCCTCGACGAACTGATCTTCCGCGTAGATACTGGAGACTTCCGCGTTCTGCGCCCGCTGATCAGCCGCTTTTGTCTGCCCTTCAGCAGTCGCGACCGCTTTCAGCAGCTTCGCGGTCGAGTCTTGGTAGATTTCCAGCCAAATCGACGTTTTGGCCACGGCCGCCACCAGTTCAGAATCTGCCTGCACGGGAGTAGGCAGATTCGCCTGAGCCGTCAGATCAGCCAGCCGGGTTGACGGTAACGACTTGTTCCGAACGAGGCTATTTAAGGCGGCAATACGTTGTTGTTGCTGACTCATGCCGGCAACGGATCGCCCAACGGTGGCCACGGCCTCGTTCAGCTGGTCGGCGAGCGTGTAGGCGTACGCCTTGGCGTCGCTGGCCTGCTGTTTGCAGGTAGCCAGTAAGCCGCTGAGGTCACTGATCCGCTTGTCACGAATCGAGACCTCAGTAATCACAGAATCACGTTCAGCAATGGCCTGATCGCGTTCGTTGCGGGCTTCGACTTTCTTACCGCACTCCTGGGTGCCCCAGAACAGCGAGCCGCACACGGCCGCAACGAGGGCAAAGGTTTTAAAAGCAGGGGCTATGTTCATTGATATAGGTAGGGGTTACGAGCCAACAGGGAATCACAATCGCAGGGGTCCGCTTCAGTATACCCCACCTTATGCCGGTTGCGTCGTTGAGGAACATCTACCGGTACCGGCTTGACCCGATCCGGACTCAGCAGGTTGATCGGGGGCGAGGACCGAACGGGAGCCGGAATAATGATGGCCGATTTTCGAGCACGCTCTACGTTGGCGTTGGTACGGTCTAGTTTCCGCTCCAGTCGGGAGTTGGCGGTTTTGGTTTCTCTGGCCACCGTGGCCGCCAGCTTCGCCGTTTCCCGGTTCACCGTCTGCGTGCTTTCGACGATCGCCTGTTGACCCGCCTTCAGCGAGTCGGTAGCTTCCTGAAACGTCTGGGTAAGCTCCGAGCGCACCTGAACGACTTCCTGCTTGACCTCCGCCGTGGCGGCCTTCTGAGCGGCCACCGCCCGTTTTTCGCCTACTGCAATGGCTGTTACGACCCGGTAGAAGCCGAAACCAAACAGCGAGACGACCAGCAGGCAGGCGCCGATCAGCCAGACCAGGGAGTTAAAAATAGCAGGCTGAGACTCCTGCCGTCGGCGCAGGTAGCGACCCAGGCGGGTGTTGGCTCCCAGCGTCGCGCGGTGCACGTCGACGGAGGCCAGCACCTCCCTACCAATTGGAAAGCGGTAGAAATACCAGTCGTTATAAATCAACCAGATGCCCGCGCCCAGTAGGCACAGGATCAGAAACACGACCAGGTACGAAAACGCGAACATGGCCACCAGCAGGGCCACGAACGTACTGCCCACCGCTCCCATGCCAATCAGAAAGTGGCCATGGGAGATCCGGTAGGACTGCATCCACCGGATGTAGAAGGCGACGAAGAACAACAGAACGACGAATACAGCGGCAAAATGCCAGAGCTCCGCGACAAACAGTTTCATGGTCATGATCATGGGTTGCCCGGACCTCCAGGCTTGTTTAGAATTTCATCCTGCTTTTTTTTCAGGTACACTTTGATGCCCCAGTACCCGCTGGCTCCGGCAACGAAGCCAATGGTATAGGCGGGGGCGTTGAAGATGGGCGCCAGCAACGGCCCCCCGAAGGCTCCCGCCAGCCAGCCCACCACGAACTGGCCCGCAATCTTGCCAGGCGAATCCGCATCCGGACCACCGGCGATGCCGACCACAATACAGGCTGCCAGCGACCCACAGAAGGGAGCCAGCAGCACGATAAGAATAGGCGGAAAGCCATTGAGTGCGGTGGCTAACTCCTGCAGAAACTCGTTCACAGCGATTCGTTTTAAGGGGTTGAGTGGGTTAGGACAATCCTAGAATGTAATCCCTAGTTGCTGCAGTCCGGTCGTCGTCGTGCCGTCGAAATTGGTGCCGGTCGTAATGACGTTGATGAGCCCCTGATGACTTAGTGCCGTGCCGGGGTGAACGCCGTCCGTCACTACATTGACAGCACCCCCGTTGCTGTCAGACGCAGCCCAAACTGATAGCCCTAGCGTCCGGTCGAACGCTTTGCGTAGGTCTATTACCTTAATTTTCGGATCATTCAGGCCCGTAACCACCTCAACTAGTTTGTTTCGATAGGCATCAACGGCCGTGTTCTTAGTGGTGTTGGCCACGGGAGTGTCCGTTAGCTTGACAATTATCGCATCGGGGTAAATTCGGCGCAGGATAGCCAGTTCCCGGCGTGTATTAGCCTCGTACGTGTTGACAGGTACGCCTTGTCCCTGGTCGTTGAGGCCAAACAGCGAGACAACGAATGTTGGATTTTCAACCCGGATCAGGCGGTTTTCCAGTGCGTTCACAATGTCGCCCGACTTCATTCCCCCACGCGCTACGATGACCGAGCGGTACACATTGCCGCTAGTGCTTTTCGCTTGGTTATTAATCCACGCCTGTACGCCCCACTGCATGATTTCTTCCTGCTTCATATCACCGTTCAACGTGCCCACCGTGCGAGAATCGCCCAACCACAAGATTTTCCTGTTGGCCTGCGGGTTCAGATCATTCGTCATTAGCGTGAGTTCGGTAAGACCCACAGCGTTAATTGAGTCACCTACCCGATGGCCTGACAGGGAAATAGATTCGAGCGGGTAATTGACGTTACGGCGGTATTCAACCTGTCCGGTTCGTTTGGCGGCCGTAGAAATGGTGCTGTAGTTGACAGCGAACCAATCTGAATTACCCATATTGAGTTGTACCGGCCAGCTACTTTGCCACTCCACGTATGTTTTCCGATACATAGCGATAAACATGCGGGGGTTATAGTTGGGCATAGTACCCATGCTGAGGGCGGAACTGGTTGACGCGGGGCGGGCCGACACGCCAAACGTCCAGCTTAGTTGCTGGCCTTCAGTCTCGACAATTTCATCAATATTGAACGCCCCCGATACGGTTAGGCGGGGGTTGGTGATCGTTGTGGGAAAACCGTTCTGCGCGAAACCGGCAAACGATACAAGGGAGAACAGTAGCAGGATAAGCGTTTTCATTGATCAGCGATTTCAAGAAGTGGGGAAATAAAAAACTTGGTACCCGACCAGTAGGCCCGCGTCTGACCATACGGTGGGTGGCTCTTGATGATGAAGTCGGCCGACTTGCCCGGTACCGTCAGTGCCCTGGCGTCGGCGATCGTATTGACTTCGTAGGTATCGACTTTTTTGGCGTCGATCTGGGCTTTTGTGTACACGTCGCTGGCATTCGCCTTCTGGCTAATTGACAGCATGGTGTTCGTTTTGTCGACGTTGTACTGGCTGACAAACGAGGTGTGTATACCGGCATCGAGCTTATTGGGCAGTACTGCGTTGACGGCCGCAATCGAGTTGCTGAGCGGTACCAGATCCGCCCCGGTCAGGTTCGACACGTTGACAGGAGCCAGCCCCAAAGTCGAGCTGACCGGCTGCGACGCCCGCACGAACTGAATTCGATCAGCCCGCACGACCGTTTGTTCGGCCCGTAGCTCCAACCAGATTTCGCCGGGTTGCCGGGCCGTCTGGGCCGCCGTCCAGTTCAGCGAGTAGGTGGCTCCCGAACGCGTGAGCGTGGGCTGATCCGCTGCCGGCAGCATACGCCCGCCCGCCTGGTAGTAGGATACCGCCGACAGCGACACCGGCGAGCCGGTTATGGTGCCGGTTAGAGATGCCGGCGACGAGGGAAACAGCTGGATCGGCTTCGATGCCAGCGAAACGGGCAGGTTGCCCTGGGCCATCGAAACGACAGCCCAGAGCCATAATGCGGAGGTGAGGAGGTAGCGCATTATTCGAGAATGCCAGCGTTGAATGTTCGTCCGATTACGTTATTCGACCCCTGGTTGACAACTGTAGATGACCCTCCCGTACGTCGTATGTTGTCAAGGAAACACTTATTAGCTGTCGGGAATAAGATAATAGCGGCATTACTAGAGGAGCCCGTACCCTGACTAATTGTAATGTCGCGCAGCGTTCCATCGATAGTGCCTTCTCCTCCAACGATAATACCATACATGGGGCCGTTCCCCGTATTATATAATCCGGTAGACTGAACATTGACCTGGGAGGTATTCAACAGTTCCATACCGGTACCCAGCCGGGAGGGCGTGGCCAGCACATAAAAAAGACAATTGCTGATTGTAGCCTGAATAAAGTTGCGTAGTCGGAAGGGCCGCTTCTTGACCTCCGCGTGATTGTTGACAAACGTTAGCTGGGTGGGTATGTAGACGTTAAAGTCTGCGGTGGATTCGATATCATATCCATAATCCATTCCCACAACATCACATTCGGTCCATTTCATACCCTCCAATCCGGCAATTGTCGGGCTACGTACGAAAACCCCGTACAATCCCCCGGAATACACCTTCACGTTCCGGAATACGCCCGATACGGCAGCCCGGGTACAGGTGACCTCTAATCCATTGAAGGTGGGTACCGTAGACCCCAAACTGGCATCCCCTCGCCCATCGATCGTCACATCGGATACAACCGCATTATCCGGGTCGATTATAATAATGCCTTTGCCCCACTCTATATCACCTCCTGCCCGACTCACTTTGACGTCTCGTAAAACGATACCTGGCTGACGGCCGGGCTGGCATTTGATGCGCAAGGCTACTGCGTCGAGGCCGGTCATATTGATACCCGCGTTGATATTGACGTTCTGGATACTCCCCGACACGCCATTCGCGAAATTGAACAGGTCGTTCTGCGTGATATGTTCGAAAATCACACCATTGCCGTTAAATCGAATGGTTGTGCCTGTAACCGCCGTAACGCTCCCGGCGGTATACACTTTACTGGCCTGAGCCGTTAACTCCCTTCCCGATGCTAAAGCCCTAATTAAAGCAGCAGTATTGGCGGACGCTTTCCCGAAATCATTGTAGGTCACCCCGAACTGTTCGATACTGACAGGACCTGCCTGCATCAGTTTGTATCGTAGCCCGTTCGCTGTGACCAGTACCGTGCCCGTATTGTCTGGTGTACTGGTATCAGCTGGATCCAGGTAGTACGTACCGCCCCCTACGCCCTTCACATCGATCACGTCCGGAGTCATTGGCGTATTGATAGCGTTCATTGCCCGTATGGTGGTTTTAGTCTGCACCCGGGCCGCCAGAACCCCTGACAGACTGGATACCCGGCTGATCGCTGACGTGGCCGTCTGCTGGATAGCATTGACTTGCTGCGCCGTGGCCCGCTGGTTGATCAGATTGACCAATTGATCCCGATCCTGCTGGTAGGCCGTCACCGCCACCCGTTCGTTGAGGGCCCCCGACAAGCCCTGTACGCCTGCCACTGTAACCGTTCCAGTGCCGGTGCCCCCACCTGTCGTGGGTGGTATGGTACCAATGGTCAGGGTCAGATAGCCGGTATAGCGCACGGTGGCGCCGGTCGAGATGACGATGTACGTCCGCTCGGCCATGCTTTTAGTGGCGTTGAAACGGACGTACAGTTTATCGGCAATCTTAGTCACGACCGGCTGCTGACTGGTAGGAATGAGCGACCCACCCGGCCGGTAGTACGCCTGGGCGGTGGGTGTGCCGGTCCAGGCATCATTGATCGTGACGTTCTTCTCGATGATGGTGCCGGCAATGCCTGACCAGCTGAAGTTTTCCTGAGCCAGCGCGGGCAAACTCAGGAGCAGAAACAATATGAGGTAGTGAACTCGGTTACGCATGGCTACACTTGATCGAGGTTGCGGTAAGAAATCCATTTGATAGTCCATTGGTCATTGTCTAAGGGAATCATGGCCGAGCCATAGTTGCCCCGCTTGATGCTCACTTCTCTAACGAGATCACCCGACCAGTTGGGTACGCCCGTCAGGTTGATATCCATCGTGCGCATCTGATTGTCGGGGTTCACCTGCAGCGCGTGGGTGAACTCCTGATCACCTTTTTTCCAGCGCAGGTAGATGTAGCTGGTACCACGAACCGCCCAGCGTATGTAGACGTGTTTGTAGACGTCGGCGTTGATCCACCGCTCCGGCAGACTGACATCGAAGTCCTTGCCGCCGTTTTCGTTGTCGGTCAGCGGGGTAATGGTGATATTGTCCGTGATGTTCTTCTCCAGCTGATCGGCACAGTTGTAGAGAAAAAAGCCGTGCCGGGTCTTCAGGTTCTGATCGAACCGATACTCAAATTTGCCGTCCCAGCGGGGCTGGTTGTAGACCCACTGGCGGGCCAGGTTCTCGTTGGCAAACTCGCCGATGGCCACGTCGAAGTCATACACGCCATCCCGATCGCAGCTGAGCATGGGGGCGCTGGCGATATACGCGGCCGGAAAGGTGTCGTTCTGACCGCTGGGGTGCATAGCCGCTACCACCCGCCCCGAGTGGGGTGTATACATCACTAGCACGCGCCCGGTCGATGGGTTTTTGGCCATAATGAATGGCTCGGTACTGAATTTGGGCACTTCGGCCGCTCCCGGATTTACAATGGGGTAATTCGTCAGGGGGGCATTCGTATACGGCTTGCCCGTACAGATCAGGAAAACCGAATAGCCAATATTGATATAGGCACAGGGGAGCTCCTGCTGCCGGGGCGTTGGGTAGTGATTGGCGTAGTTATCATCCCGGAACATGGTCCAGCGCATATGGCGCCGAATAGCCCGCGGCTGGTCCGGATCGAAGCGGTGCCAGTTTTCCATGTACATTTTAGCCAGTACACCGTCGCCATCCCCTCGCGGATTATTCCGCAACTCCCACTGCACCGGCTGCACCTGCACGTAGGCTTGGTTGTTCTGGATGCCATGTTTAAGGGTCACTCCATACTTGGGAAAGTCGTCGATGTTGCCGCCCTGGACCGGATCGTAGCCAATCGCGAAGCTGCTCTTCCCGTCTTCGACATATTGCCCTTCGCCCGCTCCGTTCGGGTACCCGTACATGGCATCCATGATCTGCCGACCGGCATCGAACCGGCCCGAATTGTAGATCGGAGAGTTGACCTGGTTGGCATTCGTACCGTCCCAGCTGAGCCAGTCAAGCACCGAGCCTACTTTCGTATTTAGCCCGGCCTTCAGCGTACCGTTATCGATGAATGAACGCCAGGGAAAATCCGTGGGCTTGGGCGTCTCGGCAAATGGCACGTAGGAGCTGTTAGGCGCGTACACGCCCCCGTAGCCGATCTTCGACACGTTAGTACCGGTATCGCCCCCGCCCCCAACGGTGCTGGCCAAAAACAGGACGATCGGCGTACCAGTCGTCTCGGGGTTGATCTCCCGGATGAATTCGGAATAGCCCGGCCGGTTGAACTTCAGGACCAGCGTTACCTGGGGCACCCCGACGAACGTCCAGTCGAGCACGAAGCCACTGGCATCGACGACCGTCCCGAAACCGTAGGGCTGGCCCGCGTTCAGCTGGGGGTTCGCCGAGTTGCTGAGCTGCATGCCGATCCCGTCCTTTCGCTGAATCGACATGGTAAGCCCTGTGCCATCGAAGCCGATCGGCTTGACGCGCACCTGAAAGGTGTTCGATGAGTAGGTATACCGGGCGTCGGCGTACGGGGGACCGGTGCCGGTGTTGCCGCCTGTGCCGGTACCGGGCTGGGTCGTGACCGCGGCAATGGTGCGAACGACCGTACCACCCGGTCCTGACAGGACCGAAATGGGTAACGCCTTGGCCACGATGGCCGCGTTGATGGCCACCGTACCCTCGGCCGTGCGGGGGTATACCGTCAGGTCACGACGGACCCGAATGTATTTTTCAACGCCGTCGATGCGGCATTTGGCGAAATAATTACTCAGGCTCATGCTGCGGGCGGGGTTGGATGGTTGGTAATGCGGGCCTCGCGGTAGTCACCCCGCCAGGTGTGTTTCTGGCCCTGAAAATCCGTGAACTGGAAGTAGAGATGCTTCGGCTCGATGCCGTTCATGGTAGCGGGGAGCACCCAGTCCTCGAGGAAAGCGCTGCGGCCGTCCAGGAGGACCGTGTAGGCGGGTGTTTTGACCCCGGCGATATCGCCCCAGACCGTGACGGTCGTCGAGGCATTGACATCCTGACAGGGCCACCAGCCGTACAGCCATAGCCACGTCTCGCCATTCCGAACGGCCAGACCACCCGTCAAAATCGGCTTACGGTAGAAAGCTTCAAACGGGTCCGCGGGTCCCTGGCCACCCTGTTTGAAAATCCAGAATTTTGGCTGTACGAGCCGCCACGGCACGTCGTTGATCCAGTTCAGCTGAGCCGCCCGGTTAAAGGCTTTCTGGTAGATTTCCAGACTGGCCCGGCTGGTGCTGTCGTTGCTCACAGCCGCGCCCAGCGCGGTCACAAACTGCGTCTGCATCCAGCCGCGGATGTAGTCGGCGAAGAGGTAATCGGCTATGCCGATTCCTTCCGTCCAGTCCGGGTTGAGGGGCCGACGGTTGATGTCCTGAACCTGCTCCAGAGTAAAGCCGGCTGACAGCCCCGTCTCGCTTTCCCCGTCCACGCGAAACTGGCACGACTGGCCCAGCATGTTCTCCCAGCCGGTCTGCCGATCGGTCGACATGGGCAGGTGTTTACACCCGGCGCGGAACCAGATATTAGCTGCGTACCGGGCAAACCGGCCATAGATTTTCAGCATGGCCCGGTACGTGTCATCTTCGTACAGCTGGCAGGACTGGCTCGCAATCGTGGTGATGCGCCGGTCGGTACGCCAGACCAGCTCACCGTTGACGACCTTGAAGGACCCATCGCTGTTTTTCTGGAACAGGCTCTGATCGTCGAACGTATGTTGCTGGTAGGAACCCACCCCGACGTAGCCTTTGCCTTGTTTGACGAGGCTGGCCAGCACCGAGTTTTCGCCCAAGGGAGCCGCCTGCGAGGAGCCCCGGTAGGGTTCGTCGATGGTCGAAAAGTGCATGTACCTCGGGATAGTCGGGTCCGGATCGACCGCGACGCCAGCCGCCGTGTCGTCATGAAACCAAGGGCCGACGGTGCACAGGTTGCCGTGGTCGGTAAAACCGGTTTTGACGGTGAACCCATCAGCCGCAGCGGCATTGATAATGCCCTGGCTGAGCCACCCCACCTGCCGGTACCACTGGGCGTAATCGCTTAGCCCGGCATTCGGACGCGGGGTAAACACCTCCTGGTTGACGCTGAAGTACTCGACCCCTCCGCCCCACCAGTCGGCTTGCCGGAACGTCTGCCAGAAAAACTGCGCGTACAACTGGCAGGCCGATTCGTCGGTAATCAGAATTTTCTGGTTCGCCCAGTCCATGAGCTGCTGGTACCGGGGGTCGCTGGGACCAATCATACTGGCCGCCTGAGCCGCTGCGGGGTAGTTGGGCATTTCGAGCGCCCGTTTGAACTCCGTGGGGTAGGGTCCCTCGACATCAGCCTGTTTGGCTGACTCACTGGTATGCGTCCAGCCGCGTCCGATGAGATCATTCGCGCCCGGATTCGAGTACAATCGCCCGGGGTAGATAATGACCTTTTTGGGGTGCGTGACGAATTGTGGGTGCCGTTTATGCAGCACTGTATTGAGGGCCGACTGAATGGGGAAATCGTAGTAGTTGCCCGTTTGGCGCGGGGCTTCACGTACAACCTTAGCCAAAATCGGCGCTGGCGTGCTGACAAACGAATTGCCGCTCGCATCCTGCCCCTGCTGGCTGTACGTGTAACTAAAATCGAAGCCATCAGTCGAGTCGGGCACTACCCCATCGGGGGGGTAGTTGCTCGAATCAGCCTCGACGTTGGTGATAATGTCGAGGCCGGTATTGATCAGACAGTTCTGGGGATCCCACGCACCGGGAATGCCGCGCGTGGGTAAGGCGTCGAGCAACTCAGTAGCCGCCGTAGCGATGTAAGCGTCGCGGGTTTCGCAGGTGGTCTGATCCGGCACGTAGCCGTAGCCGTCGACCTGGCCGGTGGCCGTGTCGATGAGCTGAAGAAGTGCGTTGGTTTCCGTTGCCATGATTACGATGTATAGATGGTGCGTACCTGACCGATTTGCAGATTGCTGGCGATGAGGTTGGCGGTGAAAATGGGTGTGCTTTGTCCCGTAATACGCACCTGGAAAACGCTGTATTCGTTGTCGAGGGTCGCCTGGTACTCGGGCCGCCATGGGTAGGCATCGTAGTACTGGTACGACTCGAAACCAGCGGGGCGGTTAAGCGAGACGGGCGGAGCGGAGTAGTCCGAGGCCAGCCACGCACCGGGGCTAAAGGGCTCTTCGCCCGACCAGCTGTCTTCCAGGCTTAGCGAGGCCGTCTGGGCTGTCCGGAACAGGAATACCAGCTTATCGGCCGCTTGCCGCCAGATGGCCGCCCCAGTGATCTGGGCAGTCGTCGTTGATTTGGGCAGGATGTTGAACACGAACGGATCGTCCGCATAACCGCCCCGGCCGTCGGCAACTACGAACCGGAACAAGTGAGTACCCGCCGTGGGGGGCGCCTGGCCATATACACGTCGGGTTGGGGGATCGAAGTTGATCCAACTGGGCAGCGACAGGCTCCACTCGTCGGTGTCGCTGGCCCGCCACTGGAGCACCCACTGCAGGGGGTCGTTGTCAGGATCCGAAAAATTTGTTTCGGGGATGTTGACACTGAAGGGCAACCCCACCTCCCAGGCCATGAAGCCGATGGCCACCACGCGCACCGGTGGACGGTTCAGGTTGCTGCCGTACGCGCTATCAACTACGTCGATAATCTTACCCTGAAATACCTGAATGGCTTTCTTGATGGTATTACCGTTGTTGATATCGGTTACTGGGTAGATGCCGTCCGAGACATTTTCGCACGAGGTACCCGTGCCGTTGTAGATCGTCTGCCCCTTAGCGAGCTGCCCCACCTGCATGACGAAGCCGCCGTTGGGTGTCAGCGTGGCATTGAGAGTTCGGTCATATATTTGCCCGAGCACGTTATTAGCTTCCGTAGGCGTGCGAAACGGGTTACCCATTCCATCCTTGACATAATTGTAGTGGAGCCGGTAGCTTTGAAGCCCGCTGTTTGGCCGCGTACACACGGCATCGAGCACCTGCACATTCAAGGGCTCGGCGGGGTAGGCTTTTCCGTTGTACTCGACCGTTGCGCCCAGGGAGAAGTTCTTACTGGCCGGTCCTGCGTCGATGTTGACGGTTTTAGCGCCCGCGTTGGGAGTTAATAGCAGGTCATCGCTGGGAGTAGCGGCCCAGTTGGGAGCCGTGCTGCCGGAGAACGCTCGTTCCGTGCCGGTGTTGAGCCGCTCAACGACGCTCCAGCTGGTACCGGGCACGCCCTTGGTCATAGCTGTGCGACCCGACACCTTGAATTGTACTGGGTACGGCTCATTGTTTGGCGGGGGTACCACGGCACAGGTCAGCAGGTTGTTGGGCGTATTGTAGCCGACCTCAGCGGAGCCGCTCGGCCCCATCAGCACCTGGATCTGGTGCTGCTTGCCATCTTTCGCCCACTCCGGAAGCAGAAACTCGACCCCGGGAATGACCGTACCGGTTAAGTTGAAATTAGCCACGACATCCGGCCGTGGCTTGTGGGCGGTTTTCGTTTCGACGAGCACCCCGTCAATTACCAACCTGGCTACAATCGGCGTGTTCGGCTTATTGAGGTCCAGCACCCAGGCCCCTACCCCCCGATCGCAGTCGATGAAATCTACCCGGCCCGAATAGTTGGGCGTAGTCGGTGGAGGTGTCGTGTTGGGGGCTTTCCACTTGTACAGCTCACCCGCCCGGTAGGTTTTGGTTGGCGTGGGATTGGTACCGCCCCCGGCGCTGGCTGAGCCGGTATAGAATTCGTCGTCTGTACCCACCACAACCGCTTTGGCCGTCATGCCAGCAGGTAGCGGTTTCAAGGTGCCTTTCAGACTGCCCTTGAAATAGGGCGTCTTGTCAGTTACTGGATCGACGAAAATCGTATCATCTAACGAAACCTCCTCGAAACTATCCTTGATTTGAACGATCAGACGCCCCACCTGAGCCGCGGTCAGTACCCTGTTTTCAGCTTCAAACTGCGCGGTATCGTCTTCATTGACCAGCAGAACCGTGCCTGGCACTTCGTCTGTCGCCTGGCCAATGGCGATCGAGTCGAAGATCGTGCCTAACGCAGCAAACACATTCTTGAACGGGATCGTGATGGTTTGCCCGTTGTGTTTGGTGATGATCAAATCACCCTCGGGCGTCAACTCGAACTGGGTGGGAACTTCGCCGAGCGATTCGTTTACCTTGTCGCGCCCGGCATTGACCAGGTCGCCAGAATCAATTTCTCGTATAGGCATCGGAGCGGTTGGTTGCTGAACAATTGCGAAATCAGCGAACTCCACCGTCCGGTAGTGGGGCCATTACTGGTAATCAGTACTCAAAAATACGATGGTACGTATTAATTGCAATTTTCTTAATCGAAATCCGAAAAGCGGCAGAATCTATACAAATTGGGATTGGCCGTGGTGTCGCTTTCAAAGCGACCGAAACTCCAGCTGCGGTAGTCCTGACAAGCCGGGCCTCCGGGATCGATGGCCACCCGCTTTTTGCGCAGAACAAGCTCCGCCGTTTCGCTCTGGTCATTGTAGACGATCCTCCGCAGGTACCCGCTGACCTTGTTACCGTCTGCGTTCCGCACCGTCACGTAGCCGAGCCGCAGGGCTTCGTCGCCCTCGTTGCGCATGGCTTTGAACAGAATTCGACGTTGCTTTCGGGTCATGTAGACGGTGGCGATGATACGCTCCGGCCGAAAGAGTTTCTCGAAGCGGTCCAGCTCACCCAGGGCCACGTTACCGGTTTCCCGGATCAGCTGCTTATCGGAATCGCCGGGCAGGGCGGGCACGCTGGGTTTGGCCTGGGTAACCATGGCCCCGTTGTGTTTGTAGGCCGTACAGCGCAGCTCGTCGATGGCCTGTTTATAGGCAAGGCCCGAGTTGATGAATGGCGCATGGCGACGTAGCATCCGGGCGGGCGACAGCTCCAGATTATAGGCGTTCGCCGGGTCAGTCACGCCTTCCACGTCGAGCCGTTCGTTGGTCCGCAGCTTAACGCCCAGGGTGCCCAGCGTCCAGGTGGTCGTTACGGTTCCGGTAGGCGTCAGGTCCGAGTCGAGCGCAACTTCGTAGGTCGGATTCGTGAAAACCGACAGATCGAGCGGCCGGGCCGGTGCGGTACCGATGATCCGGAACGGCTTGCCGTCGTTGGGGGTGCCGGTATCCGTGAAGGTGAGCACGTCGCCCACTTTCAGCGCAACACCGCCCACCAGCCGCGACAGCATCGTACTGCTGAGGGTAATGTATTTAGCCGCGTAGGGTTTCCGCAGCGTAGGGGCATCGATCCAGAATTTTGCCGTGTCCGTGAAGCTCTGACTGGCTACGTGCAGCATGAATCCGTCATCATCGTAGCTGCCGGCATCGCTCGTCGTGGGTACCTCTACCCCGTTTTCGAGTTTCTTGATGCCCAGCCGACGCGCTTCTTCGATCGCCGTACCGGCCGCGATGAGCGGACACTTGATTTCGAGCGTCTGATCACTGCTGATCAGGGGCGTCTGGTAGGTGCGCTCGGTGTTGAACTCCTCGGCTACCCCCGCTCCGGCGTCGGGGTATTTCTCGTAGCCAACGACAATCTGATTATGCAGCAGCGCTGTTTCCGGCTCCTCCCGATAGGCGAAAACAGTTTCCAGCTCCAGTATTTCCGTATCCCGGTAGAACCACTCGCCAGCTTCGACGCGCACCGTCGGGCTGTCCGTATCCATATCCTCGTAGAGAATCCCGGCCGCGTGATGTGCCCACAGGGTACCCATCAGGGTTTTGAGCGAAAAGGAAGGCGCTTTTTTCAGCCCACGCAGTAAGGCGCCCGTCGTCAGGGCGTACTCGCTGGCCGGGCCGGGCTGCCCGTTCTGGGTGCTGGCTCCTTCGATCAGCGACCCAACGACCCGGCCGGTTTTGCTGGCTCCTGCGGTCAGGTTGCCCGCGACGACCCCAACGACATGCTTCAGCACGTCGGGCATCATGTAGGTACCGGCCCGGCTGGCGGTGGCCCGGGTGCGTCGATCAATCGCTATCCGCAGGTTCGCCATGGTCACTGTGAAGTCGATCCGCTTGACGGGATTCGCCATGAAACAGGGTATTTCGCAGAAAACGAACAGCTGCGCCCCCTGAGGCAGATCGAGTGAACCCCGGTAGGATGCCGTCAAACTGTGCTCGACGCTGTTAACAAACCCGTTGCCGTTTTTGGGCGCGGCCAGACTGATTCGCTGATCGGCTTTGCCGGGTACCCGAACGAGCAGCACAGGTAGAAATGTCAGCCGTGCGAATTTGGCTTTGGGGGCCAACAGCCCGCCCGATTTGGTCAGGCTCACATTCACCCGAAACAGCCAGTCGATTTCGATCAGGTACGTACCCGCCGTTTCGCAAGTCAATAAAGCCAAAGGGGGCGAAATGGCGTTGGAAAAAATACCGCCTGCATATGGGGTAACGCCCGCCAACTCGTCCAGCGATACAACCCCATCGGTTCGGGGTGGGGTGATGCTGATTTTTGCCGGGTCGGGTAGCATGTCAGGTAGAACGTAAAACACCCCACCCAAACCTGCGTTTTCGAATGTTTCCGTTTCGACGTATTTGCCTTGCTTACTGAACTCGGCTTTTTCCCTCAGGGTCATACCAGCCAGATTAACATCTGAGCCGGTTGGGGGTACTATGGCCTTGTTGTCGAGGGTGAGGGTAGCGTCAACCGAGACGGGTGTTTCCCAGCGATTCTTGACTAATTCAGCAATGCCTCCAACAATAATAGACGCCGACACTTTGCCTGCTTCAATTACTATAGTCGCAAAATCAATTTTTCCCTGAAAATCAATTTCTTCCTGGCCAGCGGCCGGGCCGAACTTATGCACAACCTGAAATTTCACCTCGGCATCAGTTCCGTAGGTGTAGTACTGCTGACTTAAGATGGCGTGCGCGTGCTCACAGTAGAACTCCAGCTTCAGATCGCCCTCGGAGTATGAAGCCACAAAGCCATGAAACTGCTCGTCAACAGAGCCAACCAAAAGGCACCCTGACCAAAGCACAGGCTCGCGGATCTGCGGGTTGATTACAAATGGCTCATCGATACCTACGGCCTGAATAGCCGTTTTCAGGCGAAAGATAGTACGCTCCATTGGACGGCGGTAAATGGGTTGGGGCCGCACCGTCCGGTAGTGGGCGTAAGATGAGGGCTAAATTACGTTCTATTTCCTATTTTTACGCTAATCCTCACTACCGGACGGTGCGGTTCTCTAACCCATTAGCAATACCGTCCATGAATCCAATCTTATTCGAAGAACTCGTCGATAAGTCGGGTTACCTGCGTTCTATTGAGCAGCTGGAAGCCGCCAATGCCAAATTTGCCGATGCCGCGGTGATTCAGAATGAGCGCATTAGAAAGAGCCAGGCTGAACTAATCGCCGAGCTGACCAAACAGCGCGATATCGTCGTTCAACTTAACAACGTCCAACGCGGGGCGGGTAGTGAACTCAGCGGCCTGAAAGACGACGTTACGGGCCTGACGACAGCCTACCGGCAGAGCAACGAGCAGCTGAAACGGAATGAGCAGTTTCTGCAAAACAACAGTCAGGTCGTTGATCAGATGCAGAAGCGGCTGGCCACGTTATCGGCTGAGTACGCCAAGCTCGATCTATCCCAGAAAGCGGACCTCAAGCGCAAAAAGGAGATCGAGCGCGAACTGACCCAAACCACCCGGGCCTATAATTCCCTGATACGGGTTACCAATACTGCCAGCAAAGCCACCGATACGGCTGAGCGCTCCTATGATCGGTTGTCAAAACAGACCAACCAACTGCGGGCTCAGCTGCGGGCCATGCCTGGGGCTTTCGATGCCGAAACGGGAGCCATCAACCGCAACAACCGGGCGGCTGTCGAGCTGCAGAAGCAGATCGAGAAGAACAGCAAGGCGCTGTTAGCCGCCGATCGGGCCATGGGGACCAGCACCCGTAACGTGGGAAATTACGGGTCTGTAGTGAAAGACGTAGCCGGGCAGCTGGTTGGCTTTTCGTCGGCGGCCGGTGCGGTGGTTCTGGTGCTGCGGGGCATACAGGCCGGTCTGGGCATCGTTCAGGATATGGAGCGGCTGAACGCCGGGCTTCGTGCCTCTAGCCGGGATTCGGCCGACTTCGCCCGATCGCAACAGTTCCTGCTGGGCCTGGCTGACAAACTGGGAGTTGAGTACGATACGCTGGTCGGCACCTATAAGAGCCTGAAAGCCGCGACGAAAGACACGAATATGGAGGGTAAGGCCACCGAAAATGTGTTCCGGGCTGTCGTTACGGCTGGGGCAAAACTGGGCCTGACCAACGAGGAGGTAGAGGGCACGCTGCGCGCCTTAGAGCAGATGATCAGCAAGGGTAAGGTATCGGCGGAAGAGTTGCGCGGCCAGCTGGGCGAGCGTCTTCCAGGTGCCTTGCGCCTGATGTCGGAAGCCCTGGGCGTCAGCACATCCAAGCTGGACGACATGATGAAAAACGGCGAGCTGATCGCTACCGAGGTGTTGCCCAAATTTGCGGCTCAGCTTGGTAAGACCTACTCGCTCGAAAACAACCAGCGTATCGAGACGATGGCCGCTAATACGGCCCGCGTGAAAAATGAAACGGTGTTGCTGGTCGATCAAATAAACAACAGCACAGGGGTAAACAAATTTTTCTCGGCCTTGTCGGGTGGGTTTGCGGGGGCGCTGCGTAACCTGCGGTTGTTCGTCAGGGATGGTTCGTGGACGGAGTTCATTACCTTCTTCGGTCCTAATTCGCTGTCGGCCCGCACGGCGCGATCTATAGCTAAAGACGATGCTGTCGCCAAATTCAGTCAGATGGACCCCAAGCAACGAGCCGCGGAGCTGAAACGGCTGCGGGCGCTGGAGGATCAGCAGACCAAAGCCGGTTCCGATGACCGGTACCAGACCCGGGAGATTCGTCGAAAGCTACAGGATGAAGAGCTGAAGATGACCGTCGCCGGTATTCAGGAAAAACGGCGCAATGAGCTGATTGCCGAGAAGGATGCCGTCGAGAAAAACGAGAAGGACCTGACCCGCTTCCAAAAGCAGGCTGTTCGGAAGCGGACGGCGGAGCTGATTGCGCTCGAAAAGCAGTTGGCCGGTGACCCTCAAAACGAAGTACTAGCCGAGAAATTAAAGGTCTATACAAGACTCGATAAAGAGCAGAAAACGAAGGATAAGGAAGTCGCCGACCGGCTGAAGCTGGATAAGCCCGCCAAAGATGATCTGTCCGTACTGGAGCAGCTCGACAAGCAAATCAAATCCATCGAAGAGACCCTGCAAAAACAGGCCATGCAGGATCTGAAGGCCGGGCGCCTGATCGACGTCGACCCCAAACTCACGGCGAAGGTCACGGAGCTGAAAAAACAGTACGAAGCCATCAAGGCCATGCAGGAAGCGATCGAAAAAGGCACCTACAATACCAAGGTGACCTACGATGCCCAGCCGCTGGCCAGTATCGACGATGCTACGGCTTACACGGGTACCCGAGTCGGGCGTAATAAGTCGGCCGAGCTGTCGCCTGAGCAGATCAAAGCCAAAGCCGCCAAAACGCTGGCCGCCCAGACCGACACGCTGCAAAAGCAGATGTACATCATTCAGGAGTACGCTGGCAAACGGGAAAAATTAGAGTTCGACCTGGCTGGTGATCTGTATTCGGTTCGTGAATCGGACAAAAACCAGCTGCGTAGCCTCCTCGAGGAGCAACAGGAGGCTGAGCGGGCCGGGCAGAAAGAGCGGGTGCAGCTGATCGAGGAAGAGATTCGCCGGAAGAAGGAACTCTACAAAGAGGATATGCAGGCCCGGCGTGAGGTCGTTGAGAAATCAATTGAAATTGGCACGACGCTGGTGAACGGGTTATTCGAGATTGAACAGCAGAAGAATCAAAACCGTATCGCCGACCTGGAAAAGCAGAAGGAGTACGAATTAAGCGTAGCAGGTGACAATGCTGGGGCTAAAGAGGCTATAGAAAGAAAGTATGACGAAAAGCGAAAGGCCATACAACGCAAGCAGGATGTGCAGGCTAGGGCTCAGGCGCTCTTTAACGTCGCCTTGTCTACTATTCAGGGTGTGGCCAAAGCATACGCTATGGGGCCGGTGGGCATCCCGCTTGCTGTAGCTATGGGAGTTTTAGGCGCTGTTCAGGCCGGATTAATACTCGCAAAACCAATGCCAGCCTACAAAGACGGCCGTGGGGCTGGTGACACCTACGAAGGGCCAGCACTAGCCGGTGAAGCCGGGAAAGAGTTGCTGGTACGCGACAATAAGGCTTCGCTGATCGATAAGCCCTCTATTGTTGATGTCAAAAAGGGAGATATTATCTACCCAAATCACATCACAGAACGGCTTTTGCGGGGCGAGTACAGGGAAGGCAGTCAAATCATGGAACGCAACCGGGTGGCAGGTCAGACGGCCACGCAGCTGTCGCAGGGTCGCGACCAGTACCAAGCCTATTTAATGAGTAAGGCTTTCGGCTATGGTGGACCTTCGGCCAGTGCCATCGGAAAGGCCGTAGGGGATGCTATCGCCAAACACCCCAAGTTCCACCTGAGCTTTGATAAGAACGGGTTTAATGTAAGCCAGCACGACGCCAACACCCGAATTATTCAACAACGCAACAAACACCAGCTGGGCAAGTAGCTACTTCCCGGCGACTTTACTATACGGTTGTTTCAATTTGATAACATAGCCGTTTCTTTGCTGTAAACTTTATAAAAACAGTATGAGATTTATAGCTACAGTAATTTTTGTTGCTGTCCTTGGTAACGCTTATGGACAGGCCAGCCTTTACGGGAAGAAGCAGGAGGGGCCGCTAACGTTGGAGGGTGGTAAGCAGGTGTCCGTTGGCGATACAATTCACTTTGGTAGGGGCACCATGCCGGGCGGAGACTTCAAATACATTCAAACTCCGGCTAATGCCATTGTTGGACTAGCGGAAAGCTCGTTACCTCACCAGTGGGGCGGGCGGTTCGCCATAGTCAATGCGATACGTACGAATGAAACCAAGCGGTTTGGCAAAAAAACATACGTTGTTGTCAGTGCGGGGCGAAACGCAATGATTGAGATTGAACCAGCTATAGAGGTCGGAGAGGTTGTTGCAATTAACAGCCAGTCAGTTAAGACAAAAAATGCAACAAATAGCAGTTCTACGGTATCCGTGGCCGATGAGTTAATTAAGCTGAAACAGTTGCTTGATGCGGGCGCGATCTCTCAGGGGGAATATGATCAGCAAAAGAAGAAGCTACTTAACCCGTAGCACAACAAAAGCCCGGTCGCTACTGGCCGGGCTTTTGTTATTTGTCGTCATAATGACCTTTGCAAGAGGCTATATATACGGCACTGTCGTCAACTTTGTAAATAAAACGGTGGCCAGTTTCTAACCTACGCGACCAATACGTCTTATAAATGCCGTGCTTTAATGGTTCGGGCTTGCCTTTACCGTCAAAAGGCGTTCGCGCACACTCTTCGGCAAATTCAGCAATCTTTTGGGCAATCTTCGGGTTCTCAGTCATCCATGACTGCAAATCACCAAGCGCCTTCAAGCTGAACGTAATGTCCCGCTTTACACTACGCTGGGACTTCATTAACAAATTGCTGTAACTGCTCTACTGAAAACGTTTTGCCGCGTCCCTCCGCAAAGTCGCACTCAGCCTGCGAAATGACGTCAGTCAACGTTTCGGTACGGGCTACCTCGTAGCGAGTTACACCTAGCCGCTTTGCTAGTTGCGTTATAGCTTTTGCCACACGCGGATTGGTTACAATGTGGATGCTTGTCATAGTTTAGTATCTGTCTAGGCACTTACGGCACTATTGCCTCGCCCTTTTTTGTAAAAGAGCTTGACATTTTACGCTCAAATAACGTAAAACTTGTTGTTTAGGTTGTTATTTACTTGTGTTTTTTCTTGTAAATATATTTGTGAATTAGCTGTACACCTATCCCACCCCCTCCACAATGCCTTTAATGCGCCTAAAATGACCGTTTAGTCATTTAACACATAGTAACATGCGATATATTTCAGGTTATGCCCTATATTTACATCAAACAACCGAAAGTATGCCAACCATTACTGAGACGACAGGGAAACTTATAAGAGAAGCTCGAAAGGCAGCAGGGCTAACTCAGAAAGAATTAGGGGAAAAAATGGGAGTCTCTGAATCAACGGTTAATAAGTACGAAGCCGGGAAGCAAAATTTGTCGATTGAGACAGTAGAGCGCATTGCCAAGGCCCTGGGGGCCGAACTTGAAATTTATTTCAAGAAATAGTGTTTTTATTTACCCTTGCACTTGGAATATATACCAAGCTTACGTACCTTTGATTTGTCAATGAGGGACGAAAACAGCGACACAGTACCCTAACCCGGTTGCCTCGCTCAACGGTAGAACCCGAAACGACAAAGAAATACCCCCAACGCTATCAGTTTGGCGACGGAAGCGAAGGGGGCAAGTAAACCAAACCTATCAGATTTATGTCTACGGAACAAAAGTACGTGGGTAAGGGCGATAATGCCCCATCTATTCCACAAACGGCCCCCAGCGCGGCCCAATGGCCCAAACCGACCTGGCACGCGCTCTATCTGGCTCAACTGGTAGCCGACGGCTCATTGAGCGAAGACGACCGCAATTGGTCTGAAATCATCCCTATTCCTGACGAGAGTATGCAGGCGGGCGGGCCGTTAAACTTCGGCGGCTCGGTCGTCTCGCTCATGCTTGACCCCACCGAATACCACAGCACAACGGGCGTTGTTCTGATTCAGCTACGAGCCACCCCCGCCACCTACATCATTGGCCGGGTACGTTCAGCCAACAAGGTAGGTATGGTTATCAGCCGCGACAATCCGGCATGGCCTACCCGCGCTATTCGCTACGGCGAAGTCGTCAACATGTACAAGGGTCTCTTCGTAACCAACGCCCCCGTACTGTGATGAATGAGCTAATTCGTATCACTACCGACGCTCCCTGAGCGTCGGTAGTATCGGCCCGTGACCTGTACAGTTTTCTGGAAGTAAAGAGTCGCTTCAATGACTGGATAAAAAACCGGATCATCAAGTACGGCTTCATTGAAGATACCGACTATGTAACGCTTACTAAAACTTTAGTAAGCGGGGGTGTTGAAACTGACTACGCCCTGACGCTCGACATGGCCAAAGAGCTGTCGATGGTCGAGCGAAACGCGAAAGGCAAAGAGGCCCGGCAATACTTCATCGAAGCCGAAAAGATAGCCCGGCAACTGATTGAACAGCAAGCCCCGGCCCCCGCCCTGAGTAACGAACAGTTGATTCTACAACTCATGGCCGGGCAACAGGAAATCTTAAGCCAGTTGCGGGCCGACATTGAAAGTATCAAAGCGGGCCAACGACCGCCCGCCCGCGTACTACCGGGCTTGCCGGGCCGTCAGCTATCCCTGCCGGGCGTATCTGCCAGACGGAGGCCCGAAAACTTCCGATCAATGATTAGCCGGAAAGTGGCCGACTACTCGGCTACCTGCGGGGCTACTACTCAGCAAACCTACAACTACCTGTATAAGCGGCTTTACCATATCTACGGTATAGATGTGTACCAACTGTTTCGAGGTGAACGCGAAAGCATCTTGGATGCGTTGGAAAAATACGGCCATTTGGAGCGGCTATATGGGCTAATCATGGCAGAACTCAATATTCCAGACGATTTATAACTATATACTACATGAAGCGAATCTCTTATGAAAATCGGCGTGGGCCTGTATTGAATCCCAAACTAAGCCCCAAACACAAGCCCGTTCAGATCGATCAGGAAAAGCAGGAGAAAAAGCAGGAGGCAATCAGTCGTGTAGTTCAGCACTGTCAAATTCGAAGCCAGAAGCAGGAACAAAAACAACTACCCAAACCCTCCAAGAAAATGTTGTCTCCAAAGAAATCGTCTTGGCGAAAATATAGGTCAACAGTTTGGGCGTTAACCTATGAGCAGCCACTGAGCAACTTGCCCTTTTACATGCTCAGGCATTTTAAAGGATTTCATCTTGACCATATAGTTAGCATTTCGGATGGCCATAAACATTCTATACCGACCGAATGGATAGCTGACCTAACTAATCTACGAATGATTCCGGCTAACGAAAACATGCTCAAAGGTCGATTGTCAGACCCAGTTGCACTTAATAAAATGTTGCGCAGATTATCAGAGTAGGTTTTTCTCAAAACTCTTGCATTTTTCTAACAGCGGTTGACAATCGCATACTCGTTATCCCACAGCTCGAAGCTCGATTTATGCAGGCCACCCCCAAATTCTTCGGCGGTATAGCCTGTTTTTAGAGAAACAGGCTTTCCGTTGACCAATAAATTGCGGTGTGCAAGCATCGTAGTGTATCCCTCCTCACCAAACGCATCGGTCGGAACGGCAACAAAAGGGATATACTTATGAGTCTTGATTAGCGGAATTAATTTTACCCCCGTAGTCACTTCCTCATATTCTTCCTTTTGCGTCTCGGCCATAATCTGGCCGACCTGGCATTTCAGCCGTAACTTATTGACCACCACTTCGAGGGCAGGCAGTTCGTAATCGATCAGGCCGAGCGGGCGGCTGTTGCGGTATTCGAACACGGCCGACAGCTTATCATAGCCGGATTTTAGCAGCCATACCCGGTTGGAGTACACATACCCGCTCCCGCTGTTGATCCGCAGGCGATAATAGCCGTTCGCCGGTAATCCGGTCGGCGGTATCGTCAGGTTGATCTCGGCCACCGTCGACAGATAGGCGTTGTGGATGGCCACGGTACCAATACCGGCCTTGGCCACCGCCAGCGTATCAGCGCGGACCAGATCCACGCCCCCCGACAGCGCCGGGTCATCCAGAAAGCCAAGCAGGCACGTGTAAGTTTCGTCAGGTGCCAGGATGACCGACGCGGCCCCGATCTGGAACGTTTGCTGCATGGGCAGGCCGAGCAGGTGCGAAGCCTCGGGCGGGGTTGTGCCGAAGCTCAGGAACGAATATCTATTCAACAGGCTCATGTTGGGGCTGGGGTTGCTGTGCTTTATACTTCTTTTCGAGGGCGTCTACATACTGCCAGAAATCGAGCGAGGGCGTCTGATCAGTTACCGGCAGGTGCTCCAGCTGGAGCGCAATTTTGTTGCCTACGTAATTACTCCGGATCCGCTCCCAGTCGTTGTTTTTGCCGACGAACCGGGGCGGCTTGAGGCTTTGCTGAATCTCGTACACCAAACTCTTCCGTTGATCAGCCAGGGCGGGGTTGTCGGGATCGATCACCTCGTCGATCTGCAGCAACAGCAGCCGTTGCAGCCTGGCCACGTGCTCCGCTTCGCCGTCGGGGAACCGCTCCGGATAGGCCCGGTTCAGTTCCCCGTAGACTTTTTTCGCAACTCAGCCCACCACGACTGCAACAGCGTCTCGTTCAGCCCGCGGCTGGCCAGCTCCCTCGATAGCTGCTCCACCCCTTCCGGCGTGTAGTCGGTCCAGGCCTGTCCGTCGATCGACTCGACCAGACAGCAAAAAGCCAGCTGGGCCGGGCTTTGCTGCTTTTCGAGCAGGTTGGCAAACAGGAAGCGGGTGTTGTTGATCGCGTTCATCTGGGCGTCCTGATCATCCGAGCCAATCAGACCAATCATCGTCTCGAAATGGCGGTCGATATCGTTCATGTTCGAGCCGATGCCACTAGCGACCAGGGCGTAGTAGTCGTGTTCGGTACGCCTTGATTCGGGCAGGGTGCGGGGGCTGTCATGAGCCAGCAACACGCAGCCCGACGGCAGGGTGAACTCTTTCATGTGTTGAGATATGAAATAAATGGCACGTGACCAATAGAAAGTGCCAGCTGAACTAACTGTCCTATTGTATACTCGCGTTTGTTATACTCGCGAAGAACCTGCAGTAGTCTCTGCCTATTTGCAAGCCAAATTGGGGAAGGAGTATATTCTATTGGGGTTTGCCAAAACTTTCGGCAACTAAGAAAAAGAAAACTAGCCATAAGCGTTTAGTTTATGATTTTATTGAGCCAAACCTGTAGGGGTATGGCTGCCAGGGGCACAAATACATAGATGCTGCACGGTATCAGCTGAAGAAGGGCGAAAACCGCGAAGCCGATCCAGAACCCCCGGCAGAGTAGGCACGGCTGAGCAGGCCAGTACTTACACCAGAACCCGTGGGTGTTCATGTAATCGTCGATCTCCCACTTTTCGGCGAGCATCACGCCGGTAGTGCCACATAGGGCGGTGATGAGCAGGGCTAGTAACATAGATCAGCGTAGTGGACAATGCCGGATGACAAAGGCGACTCATTGCCTGTAGGGGTCATTGTTTGCAAGAAAACCCATAAGGGTTGACTACCCCCGGCGCATGACAATGTGACTGCCATACAACAGCCTTGGAGCAATCCCTCAGACACGAATAGATTCATCGGACGGCGGTAAATGGATGAGGGCCGCACCGTCCGGTAGTGGGCGTAAGGAGAGGGCTAAATTACGCTTTATTTCCTATTTTTACGACACCCCTCACTACCGGACGGTGCGGTTCTCTAACCCATTAGCATTACCGTCCATGAATCCAATCCTATTTGAAGACCTTGTTGATGTTCAGTCCTTCCAGAAGGCGCTGAATAGCCTTGAATCAGCTAATGCCCGCTGGGCCGACGCTGCGGTACTCCAAAACGAGCGCATCAAAAAGAGCCAGGCCGAACTGAACGCCGAGTTGACCAAACAGCGGAACCTCATCGCGCAACTCAACAATAAGCAACAGGGCGCTGTCGAGACCGTAACCGGACTGAAAGACGACGTTGCTGGCCTGACAACGGCCTATCGGCAGAACAACGACCAACTCAAACGTAACGAGCAGTTCCTGCAGAACAACAACAAGGTTGTTGATCAGATGCAGAAGCGCCTGGCCACGTTGTCGGCCGAGTACGCCAAGCTCGATTTGTCCCAGAAGGCCGATGTCAAGCGCAAAAAGGAGATCGAGCGGGAACTGACCCAGACCACCCGGGCGTACAACTCCCTGATTCGCGTTACCAACACCGCCACCAAAGCCACAGAATCGGCGGAGCGTTCGTATGATCGCCTTAATCAAGAGACCAAGCAACTGCGGGCTCAGCTGCGGGCGTTGGATAATGTATTTGAGACGAATACACTAAAAATCAATAACAATAATAAGGCTGCGGCCGAGCTGTTGGCACGTATTCAAGCGAATGATCGGGCACTTCGGCAGCTGGATGCTCAGATGGGTATTCAAACCCGCAGTTCGAGTAATTACGGGACGTCGTTGAAAAATGTAGCCTCCAATGCACTACTAACAGCGGGTAGCCTGATTGGTATTACTTCGGCGCTGGATGCAGTGCAGATGGGGCTGGGCATCATTGCAGACATGGAGCGCGTTAATTCGGCACTCAAAGCTGTATCTAAAGACTCTGCCGATTTTCAGCAAACCCAAAAATTTCTCCTAACAACGGCCAACGATCTGGGTCTGCGGTATGATGTGCTGGCAAAATCCTACAAGGGACTAAAGGCAGCGACAAACAACACCGCCTTAGAGGGTAAGGCCACGCAGCAAATATTTTCCGGACTCGTACGGTCGGGGGCGGCTCTAAAACTATCTAATGAGGAGATAGAGGGCGCAATAAAGGCTGTAGAGCAGATGATGTCCAAAGGCAAAGTGACTGCGGAGGAGCTTCGCGGCCAGCTGGCGGAACGTCTACCCGGCGCTATGCGACTACTGGCCGAAGCTACGGGCCTTTCTGAAGTCGAGTTAAACAAAATGATGGAGAAGGGGGAGCTACTGGCTGTTAATGTCCTTCCTCAGCTAGCGGATCAGCTGGATAAGACTTACGGCAAAGATGCGCAGAACAATTTGGCGTCTATGGCGGGCGGCTGGAATGTGCTCACAAATGAAGTACATCTATTCCTGGCTGCACTTAACGATGACGGGGCTATCGACCGAACAGCTACCAATATTACTGGTATGATTGCCGATACGCTGCGGGGTATGCGGGCTGCGGTGCGGTCGTCGGACTGGAAAACGTTTTTTGGTGCCTTGGCTAGCTATACCGGCATGGGTATGGTCATTCCCGGCATTGGCGACGAAGCCGTAAAGCAAGTAGGTCGCAATTCGCGCAATGAAAAAGTAGTCAATCAGTATCAGTCTATGTCTATAGATCAGCGTAAGGCTCGTCGTGAGATTACGCAGGATGCCATTGCCCGCGACGAAAATCTACTTAATACAACGTATAAGGATTCTATTTTCGGCGGTAACAAATCCAAAGTAGAGGATCGGATTAAGGAGAATAAACAGCTTCTGGAAAAGCTGAACAAGGCAGAAAAAGACGTCCGTCGTCAGCAGCGTAAGGATAATGAGCAGGAGGAAATCAATGCACAGCGCAAGGCAGCGACCAATAAGGCGGCTGAAGCGGAGCGGCAGGCCAAAGAAGCAAAAGCCCGCGCTGCTGCGCGAACAAAGGCCGAAGTTGAGGCTGATCGTCAGTTGAGCGAATCTCTGTCAGTTAGCAAGGCTAATACAGGTAATCAGCTAGCGGGGCTTTCCAATGACAAGCAGGATGGGTTGCTTTCGGAGCAGGATTTCATTGAGCAGCGGCAGAAAATCACCCTCGCCGGTATCGCCGAACGGCAGGGTTTGCTCATAAAGGCGGGCAAGAAAGAAACCGACGATTACAAAAAGCTGCTGGCCGAAAAGTTGGAAGCCGAAACGCAGTACAAACGTGACCTGCTCAAAATACGACTTGCCGACAGCAGACAGAGCACCGCCAACGCATTAGGGCAATTGTCGGCAGACAAAGAAGATGGTACTGTATCGGAGGCTGAGTTTGTAGAGCGCCGGAATGCTATAACCGTCGGCGGTATACAGGACCGGCAGCGTATTCTGGAAGAGGCTGGCTTGCAGGAAAGTAAACTGTATCGTGATGCCGAATCGGAGATTCTGGACGCCAGCGCCGATTATTATAAAGATAGGCTTAAGATCGCAAAGGCGGGGTGGAAGGCTGAGTTAGCCGAATTAAACGATGCATTCAAAGAGATTGATGGCGAAACGGCAGCGAACTATCAAGACCAGTTGGTGGAGCTGCAACGCTTCTACGATAAAAGGCGCGCAGAGGTTCAGAAGAATGTAAACAATGGGCGTATATCGGAGAGTGAAGGCAAGGCACAGTTGGCCGGTATAGACTTAGATCAGCTAAGGGATGAAATTACGGCTCTGGGCTTTTTCTACGAACAGGACCGGCAACTCAGCGAGCAGGCAACGGCTGAAAAAATAAACCACCTCGAGGAGTGGAAAGAAACCGGCATCAAGACTGCGGCTGAGATGTTGGAGGCTGACCGGCAGATTGCGGCCATCAAAAAAGCCCGGGAGGAAGAAGCCGCTAAAGACAAAAAGCGACTTGATAAAGAGGTAGCGGATAACGCGATAAGTCAATCCAAGCGCAAAACCGATAAGGAAATAGCGAATGATGAAAAGGTAGCTACGAAGCGGAAGCAGTTAACCGACTTTGCTTTACAGCTAACACAGGTAGTGGGCGACGGCCTTTTTGATGCAGAAAAGCAGCGTACCCAAAACAAGATTACGGCCCTTGAAAAACAAAAGGAGGCCGAGTTGCAGGCGGTTGGGGGCAACGAATCGGCGAAGGCTGCTATCGAAAGGAAGTACGATGAGCAGCGGAAAAGGCTGATGCGTCAGCAGGATATACAAACCCGTCAGAAAGCTATTTTTGATATAATCCTGGCAGCGGCCGTAAACATTGCCAAAAATCCGGCCCTCGCGCTGTTTACGGGCGGGCTTGCTCTGGCTCAGATTGCTATTGTCCAAAGCCAACCGCTCCCAGCTTACAAAGACGGCCGTGGGGCTGGTGACACGTACGAAGGCCCAGCGCTGGCCGGTGAAGCCGGGAAAGAGCTACTGGTACGCGACAACAAGGCGTCGTTGATTGATAAACCCTCTATTCTAAACGTCAAAAAGGGCGACATTATCTATCCCAATCACATCACAGAGCGGCTTTTACGGGGTGAGTACCGGGAAGGCAGCCAAATCATGGAACGTAGCCGTGTGGCAGGCCAAACGGTTGCGCAACTGTCGCAGGGTCGCGATGCGTACCAGGCGAAACTAATCGCATCAGCGTTCCATGCTGGCCCCACGGCCGGAGCCATCGGTAAAGCCGTAGGGGATGCTATAGCCAAGCACCCCAAATTTCACCTCACGTTCGACCGGAACGGGTTCAATGTGAGCCAGCATGACGCCAACACCCGAATTATTCAACAGCGCAACAAACACCAGTTGGGCAAGTGAGGCTGCCTAATAATTACCTCACAAACTTCTTAATGTGAGGTAATTATTAGCTTCCAAGAATCATACCGCCCATCTTCAAAAACGTTCTCTACACGAAAGTGGGCGGTATCTTTTCTATATTCCTTTCCAGTTCTTAAGGCTGTAGATAAACCAGCTGGCATTGGCTCCCCTATCAGATTAAACGTTTTACGGGCTGCACTTTCATACTTTGACAAGGCAGTAGACTTGCTACTCATATTGGGTATATTCACTTTTAACTTCAAAGTTTCAATGTGCCCTTCCGCTGGCGACTCCAAATATAAGGCCAGGTTATTGAGTATGCCACCTATACCTGGTGTACCAAATTCGTAAAAGTCTGATGCCGCTATCCAGCCAAAGCCTTCATCAAAACGCCACCGGCGTAAAGCACCAATACCCACAGCGCTCAGTTTCTGTCGGCAGTCATCTACGTTATTAAAGAGATCAATTTTGCGAGGTGGCGGCTCTGGAGCGGCTTCAATCTGAGAGAGAAGCGTAGAATCTTCAGCAGAATAACTCTTTGGCCGCTCGACTGTTGTCTGAGTTGGAGACGAGCAAGAAACGACGGTGCTTGAAGCTAAAATAGCCAAAATGAGCCTTAACATGATGTGGAATATTAATGATGTGTATTAAGTGTACGAATTTAAGCCGACGGTTAGCGATATGCCTACATCGGTTTGAGGGTGCTAACCTAATGCCCAAAAGCCAAAAAAGTACCTCTACAAATCAAATAAGTATATCATTACCTTTATGTATTATCGCCAATAGTGATTATTAAACGCTTTAGACAGTATGGGCAAATACATAAGTACAGAGGAGTTCTTAAGTAACGTAACCCTTCAGCTTGAGTTGCTGTACAAGATTGATAGCATATTAGAAAACCACATAGATAACCTGGATAGCCCTCCGACTAGATTGATTAATGAGTATAATAAATATTATGAGAATGGCGATATAACGAAAGAAGAGTACCAAGCGGCTATAGATATTTGGCTCGATCATTATCCACGACGTTAAAGCAGCCTTGACTGTAGAAGCAAGGAAAATACCTTTAACACAAGCAAATGACCGTTTAGTCATTTGACCATGTGACCCAAACCGGGCGGGCGGTCAAAACCTGTATATTTGTCACACACAATCAACCAGAGGTATGTCAGACATAACAGAGCAGGTAGGGGCACTTATTCGTGAGGCTCGAAAAGCGAAAGGATTAAGCCAAGAAGAATTGGCGAAGCTGATGGGGGTTACCAAGGCCGCAATCAGTGGATACGAAACGGGTAAACAGAACCTCACCGTAGGAACACTTTATAAAGTGTCTATTGCTTTAAACTTGCCGCTAAAAATCAGTTTAGGTTGAAATATATTTTTTGCCCTCTATGTATAGATATATCTGTACTTTTGCGTACCTTTGATTTGTCAATGAGGGACGAAAACAGCGACACAGTACCCTAACCCGGTTGCCTCGCTCAACGGTAGAACCCGAAACGACAAAAAAATACCCCCAACGCTATAAATCTTGCCGGATCGAGCGAAGGGGGCGAGTAAACCAAACCTATCAGATTTATGTCTACGGAACAAAAGTACGTGGGTAAGGGCAATAATGCCCCTTCTATTCCACAAACGGCCCCCAGCGCGGCCCAATGGCCCAAACCGACCTGGCACGCGCTTTATCTGGCTCAACTGGTAGCCGATGGCTCATTGAGCGAAGACGACCGCAACTGGTCTGAAATCATCCCCATTCCCGACGAAAGTATGCAGGCGGGCGGGCCGTTAAACTTTGGCGGCTCGGTCGTATCGCTCATGCTTGACCCCACCGAGTATCACAGTACTACGGGCGTTGTTCTCATTCAACTACGGGCCACCCCCGCCACCTACATTATTGGCCGGGTGCGTTCAGCCAACAAGGTAGGCATGGTTGTCAGCCGCGACAATCCGGCATGGCCTACCCGCGCTATTCGCTACAGCGAAGTCGTCAACATGTACAAGGCTCTTATCGTAACCAACGCCCCCGTACTGTGATGAATGAGCTAATTCGTATCACTGCCAACGAGCAAGGTTCGTTGGCAGTCGAGAGCCTGGATTTTGCGGCTGGCTTGGCAATTCAGCATAAGAACTTACTCGAAACGATTCGCACCCATCAGGAGGCTATCGAGAAGGACTTTGGAATAATCGCGTTTGAAACGCGAAAAGTCGAAGGGCGGGGCCGACCTGAAACGGTCGCCCTGCTGACCGAAGACCAAGCCCTGTTTGTGGGGACGCTGAGCCGTAACTCAAAGCGTGTTGTCGAGTTCAAGGCTGTTTTGATCAAATCGTTTGCAGAGGCTCGTAAGCAATATGAGCCTACCCCGGCCCCCGCCCTGAGTAATGAGCAGTTGATTCTACAACTCATGGCCGGGCAACAGGAAATCTTAAGCCAGTTGCGGGCCGACGTGGAGGCTATCAAGGCCGGGCAGTCACATCACCCCCCTACATCGCGCCGAATAGCCAAACAGCTACCCTTGCCGGGAATGCCCCCCGCCCGGCCTCAGCCTACGGCCTCCCTGCGGTCGATTATTCACCAACACGTCATCGAATACGCTGGCATCTGGAACACGACCACACAGGAAACTTATACCTACCTGTACCGGCGACTCTATGACGTATACGGTGTCAATAGCTACCGGCTGCAACGAGTAGGCAACGAGTCTATACTTGACGCCCTCGAACGGTACGGCCACTTAGACCGATTGTACGCGCTGTTAAAGGCTGAATTGATCATACCCGACGACCTGTAATTGAAATCCCCCTTTCTATATATGGCAAACCAACCTAAGTTACCTCATTACGTGGCTACGCTGGCCCTGCTCAACCGGCAATTAGCCGACTGGCAAAACCTGCTCGCTCAACTCCAAGAGTCCGACGCCCCCGCTGAGCAATGCGAGTACGCCCGCCGACAGATAGAGCGATTCAAAGCGGACCTAAAAGCCTTCGATAACTGATGGCAAACCAACGGAATCAGGGCGGCTCGACAACCGCCCTGATTAAACAGATTCGGCGGCTACCTCACTGCTTAGGAATCAACTTATGATATACGTTAGAACATACAGGTATAAACTTAAGCCCACCAAGGCCCAAGAGCTGCAATTTGAACAGTGGGTTGGAGCTTGCCGATTCGTCTATAACCTGTGCTTGGAATACCGTCAAGTTATGTGGCGATTCCACAAGCTATCTGTCTCAAAATCTGATTTAAAGAAAGAGATTGCCCAAATCGCCAAAGAAACACCGTGGTTACGAGCAATGAAGGCCCAGACAATACAGGCCGCGATTGATCGACTCGACAATGCTTTCATTAATTTTTACAAAGGCAAAAAGGGCTATCCCAAGTTCGCTAAGAAAGGGCGGTTTGCGTCTTTTGAGTATTGGCAAAACGTTCGGATTACACACGAATCCTCTTTGATTAAGCTTCCTAAGATTGGCTTTGTTAAGATGTTTTACAGCCGACCATGCCACGGAGTCATTAAGCAAGCCCAGATAAAGAAGTTTGTGGACGGATGGTACGTAACCGTAGTGGTAGAGGAAGAAATTGCCCCCCTCCCTCGAATTGAAAAAACAGTCGGCCTCGACTTAGGGCTAAAATCACTAATAACAAGCTCAGATGGACTAAAAATCAGCAACCCCAGACACCTGCACAAAAAAGAAAAGAAGCTTATTCGCTTACAGCGCAATGTGACCCGTAAAAAAAGGGGTAGCTGCAACCGAAAAAAGGCGGTACGCAAATTGGCATCTCAGTATCTGAAAGTAGCAAATGCACGAAAAGATTATCAGCAGAAGTTGACAACTCAATTAATTCGCGATAACCAAACGATAGTAGTTGAGGAGTTAAATGTAGTCGACTTGCTGAAAAATAATCATTTGGCGAAGTCGATTGGCGATGCGGGATGGGGCGAATTAGTGGCAATGCTAGAGTACAAGGCTAAGTGGTATGGCCGGAACCTGTACAAAGTTCCGGCGCATTACACCTCAAAAACATGCTCGTCTTGCGGCTTCATCAACCAAAGCCTAACGCTGGACATTAGACAGTGGCAATGTCCCTTATGCTTTACAGAGCATGACCGTGATATAAACGCGGCAATCAATATAAAAAACAGGGCGGAGGGACACTCCGTGTCAGCTTAAGAGATATACAACCTCATTAGAGGGGGTAGCTTAAGAAGGCCAAGGCTGAAAAGGGAGTCAGACACTTCCATCAGTAACATAGGTCATGCCAATGGACAATGCATTCCATCCGGAAGGCAGCGAAAGGGTGAGTTTGATAGCGTTCTTCGAGTCCCGACACGTCAAAGCCGGGATAGATTGCGGCCGGGCCGCTCACAGTCTGGTCTTTCGACCCCGAAACGGCCAGCACGCAGTACAATTCCCGCAGCTGCTGACGTACGTTCAGTTTGGCCAGCTCCAGGCTGTTGATGCTGGCCTTTTTGTAGTTGAGCCAGACGATAACCGACAGGGTGCGCGTGATCAGTTCACCGTCGTACTTCTCGTCATCGTGGGCGTACAGGCACGAAAACGCCGGTAGCGTGTCGTTCGGGTAGGCGCGGTAGTACTCGCTGGTTTGGCCCCGGCGAATCCAGGGCTCCAGTTTGCCTTTTACCGTTTGCGGTTTGACGCGGCCGAGCGAGTTACTCCCCAGCCAGCTGATGGTGGTGGCGAGTTGGTCCTGTATGGTTTGCAGCACCTCGTCGAGCGCAACGTTTGATTCGGGCAGGGTAGCCGGTGGCTTCAGGTTCATCGGATGAGCAGTTGTAGTTTATGAATGATCTGGGGGCGAAAGAAAGCCACCAGCCGAGCGGTTGATTCAGTCGTCAGGCCCACAATACGATCGCTATACTTGGCCATCAGTTCGGCCGTTTTTGGGTCCGTGGCATCGATCAGAAACGAGTCGGCGAACACCTGCGTATAGATCGAGCCGTAGAAATCGCCTTTGTCCTTCAGGGTCACCCGGTCGCTGGGCTGCCCTTTTGCGTCTTTCAGGGTTACGGTTACGTCGGTATAGTCAGGCGTAATCGGCCGGCCATCGTCGAGCAGGCCCGCGTGCAGCTGCTCACGGTTGAGGTCGGCAATGAACTCCTCGTTCTCTTCCACCACCTCCCGAATAGCCTGGTAGATGGTTTCGACCGTCAGACGGCGAAAGGGAGCCACGAAGGCCGTACGCAGATCGAGGGTTCGGTTTGCCATTAGTCATACATATTTTCAAACCGAATACCCCGGCGAGGGGCTTCCGCCTTCATACACGGCGAAACGCGCTGCATGACCTTCTTCAGATCAGCCAAGAGCCGGTCTTTTTCCCCGCGCAGGCCGATATCGTATTTGGCGCTGTTCTGCCCATTCAGGGCCACGTAGGCTTCGTTGCGGAACTGAGCCGCCAGCCCGTTCACCCGGTCGCTGGTACTGATCTCCTCCAGCACGTCGCAGGCTATGACGTACAGCAGGGCATGCGTCAACATCTCCTTGTTCTGAATCAGCGTAGCCGTCACGCTGCACCGGGCTTCGATGATCAGGTTCAGCCCCCAGGTCTGGCGCGTGACGTCGTTCTCGTCTTCCTCGTTCCAGGTCATTACGCCCGGTTCATCGGCATTCTCTACGTAGACAGGCCGGATGTCGACAAGGCGTTGTCGGCCCTGAGCCAACGCGTAATCACTGCCGAGGCAGCTCGAACAACCGGCCGGCGAAAAGCCCCGCTCGGCGCCAACCGCCTGCACCCCGATCGGCAGATCCGCTTCGAAGTAGCCAATCAGGTAATACCCGTCATTGAGCGAGGTCAGTACCGTTCCACCATCGTTCCAGATGCTGCGGCCGGAGCTGTTGCCCGTCAGGCCGATGGCGGCTACCGGTTCGGGTGACGATGAGTGAAACACGTAGATCGGCAGGCCAGCCAGCGGGCCGGTTACCTGCAGGGCAGCCCGTAGCATCATCAGGGCGATATCGTCGGCCACCGATACCCGTAAGGCGAGGAACCGGTTGGATTTGGTCAGCTTGCCCGCCAGATTGCCTTCTTTGTTGTAGAGGGGCTGGCGTTCGAGAACCGGCTGGGCGGGTGGTGCACTGGCCAACGACATCGCCAGTTTGCGGATGGCTCCCCGCTCGATCCGCCCGTACCAGGCCGACAAAGGCGTCGTTTCCTGCCAGTAGTCCGTATCGGTCAGCGGTTGCCCTGTGTTTGCGGACCTGACACTTTGGTACAGGGTGCCGCTGTCACTGACCAGATCGTGCTGCTTATACGTTTTGTTGGCCTCGTAACTCAGGGCAACGAAGTCGACCACGTTTGGACCCAGCGCAGCCAGGATATCGGGCCGCAGGAGCTTGTGGGCATCGGACAGGAACAGTTGCGGGTCCGCGTGCTGACTCCCCACCAGATCGGCCCCAGACTGAAAGCCCGAGTACAGCCCGACGACGCCGGTTAATTCATTTGTGAGTTTTACAGTATCGAGCATATCAGAAAGCAAAAAAATCCCCCCTCTGAATCAGAGAGGGGATTGACCGAATACAACCTAAACTAGCTACACAACTATGCCGCAATCGCAGCAATGTCGAAGCGTTTGATCGGTGACTCACCGGCAACGCTCGTGAAGTCGCAGGCAAACGTAAAGTCGGCCGAAAACTTCGTCTTGTACAAAATCGTCTCGTCTACGCAGGTATGCTCCTGCAGTACGCCCCAATCCCAATCGTTGAAAACCTCATCGGGCGTCTGACCCCATAGTTTCACTTCCGTGACGTCCTTGAAGCGCTCCCACTGGGTGAAATCCTCCGGCGAACCGATCACCGGCTTATCGCGGTACACGCCGTCGATGATGTTCACCACTCCCACGCTACCAATTGGAGCGATGTAGTGCACCGGCAGAGCCGAGCCAACCGCCAGCCGGTTCGAGTGATCAGACTCCACAATCTGAGCACCGGCCATCAGCTTATCGGTAGCCAGCACGTTACCGCCACCGGGCGCACCCAGCAGGTTGGTATCGGCCATAGCCACCGTGTTGTGCAGATCGAAGTAGGGCCCCTGAATGTCCATCTGCTCCATGATGGTTTGCAGGAAGCTGTAGAACTTCAGCGACGTCGGCAGCTCATAAGCGCCCGCTTTGCCTTTGAACAGGGGGCTGGCGTTGGGTCCGTTGGCCGGATCGACCACCATCGTGGTGTCCTTGTTGGCATCAATGAACGCAGCCGCCATTTCGTCGAGCTTCGTGTACACGGCCTTTTTGGCCATCGTGTAGCGGTGCCGCAGCGCCTGCTCCATCAGTACGTAGTTGTTCTCGTAGTCCGACGGATTGATACAGATGTCAATCGCCAGGTGCGTACGAGTGAGTGCCTTCAACCGGGTACCGATATCCTGACAGTTGATATCGCACGAACGTACGGTCAGAACCGTGTGGTTGTACTTATCGAAAATCGGGATCTTAATGGTACGGGTAAAGGGCTGTTTGCGGATCAGCTCGATCAGCGCAGCCCCGAACAAGGCGTTCGCGTTGCGGTAGAGGGTGTTGATGGCGCCGTAGTGGCTCATCCGACCCTCCAGCTTCCCAAATTGCCCGGAGTTGATACTGGCGATCAGCTCGGGTAACGTCATGTTGGTAATTGCCATAGTGGTAATACAGACGGGTTAAAAAATGAACTGGTAAGCCTTGCAATCCGTCCGGTAGATGGCAATGCGGGTAATGACTACTTTTTAAGTTCTGCCTCCTTCTCGGCGACGAACTTCTTCCAATCGTCGGAGTACATCCGGAGCCCGGCGTCGGACGCGGCTTTATAAATTTCCTGTTTGGTGCTGGGTTTGCCGCCACCGGAGCCGCCGGAGCCACCGGTACCGCCACCCTGTTGCTGGTGACCGGTCGGGGCCAGGAACAGAGAATGATTTTTCTGAATGATCTCCAGCGGGGTCATGGGTTCGCCGGTGGCCGTGTTCATCAGAAAATCAGCGGTTCCTTTTTTCTTGAATCCGAGTACGCCATTAGCATCTTCGGCACCTTCGTAGAGGGAGTTGAACAGCGCAGTGAGGTCCGATACAGCCCCCTTGCGGGCGGTTGCTTTCTCTGCGTCGGTTTTCAGGGCCGGATCAATGTTCACTGGGGCCGTTTTCAGTGAACTATCTACCAGCCTGGTAACAGTTTTGGCAAACTCCCCCTTCTTACCATCTTCGATCGACTGTTTATAGTCGTCGAATTCTTTTTTGAGCTGATTAAGCAGGGCTTTTTCAGCCGTACTGCCTCCACCATCGCCTTTGAGCATGGCTTCGATCTTAGTGATCTGCTCGGCGGTGAAGGGTAATTTGCCTTCCGCAGACAGTTTCTCAACGTACTCCCGGGTTTTCATGCCGTCGGGCTTGGCGAGGCCTACAGCGGCCAGCATCTTATCCATCGCCCCGTAAAACTTCGGTGCTTCTGAGTCGGCCCACTCCTTTTGCTTGGTGCTCAGGGCGGTGTTGAACTCGGTATCGTATTCCGTTTTCGGTTTGACGACGTGTCCCTTTCCCGTCAGGTAGGTAATGGCGCGGTTTTCAATCTTGCCCATTAAGGCCGCTTCCATTTCGGGGGTAATCTGCTCATCCGTGAGCGCGTTGATGTCTTCGAGGGTAAATGCCATGGTTTGGGTCCGTCCGGTAGACGCTGATTATTAATTGAGAAAATCCCAGCGGACACCCGCCCGCTGGGTACTGAGAAAATTTAAACTCTGTGAACGACGACGGGCTCGAGGCCCAGCATCTGGAACGTTGACGATCCGGTTTGCTTGTCGGTCTTGCTGCGGGCATCGTAGTCGCCTGGATCGAAGAACTGAACGATGCAGTTCTTTTTGTCGTAGCCGATCTGCTTACCCTCCGAATCGGTGTTGTACTTAGGCAGCACGGCCACCACTTTGTCTGTTGGCAGCTCAGACAGACCGGTCATTGTCGACAGGTCGAACTCCTTGTTTTTGTCCTTGTTGCCGTATGGCCAGGTGTTCTTACCGGTCGGCTTCGACTCCGGTTCTTCGGCCGGTGGCGTCGCAGCCTGGGCTGCGGCTTCCTGCACCTTTTGGGCAGCCAGTGCCGCAGCGACACCGTTTTTTATGCCCTCAGCAATAAAAGCTTTGATATCAATAAGATCTGCGATATCAATCTGCGGGGCGGGTTCGGGCGTGCTCGGCTCTGTTTTCACCTCAGGCTGTTTGACCTCCTGGGTCTGAACCTCCGGCTGGGTCGCCGGTGGGGTTGTTGGGGTCTGCGTCTCCTGCGACTCGGGCAGGTTGGGCTGGTTCGATTTCGTCGACATACGATTTTAAAGCGTCTAAAATTGTGGTTACTCGGGATGAATACGGGGTCAGGATACCGAAACGCTCGATCGGGATCTGCTCCTCACGCTCGAAGCGCCGGATAAAGCCCATCAGGCCAACCGCCAGCTGATACCCTTTCGGGTCGCTGGTATGAATGCCAGCACTCATTAGGTCGGCCGGAGCCATGTACGGGTACGGGTTGAGGTCGTTGATCAGCTTGAACCGCAGGCTACGCGACGCATCGGAGCGGGCGTAGTAGTTCTGCAGCATGCCGTCAATTTCCTCCATCAGCCAGAACGAGCCATTGGTTTTCGCCATCTCGGCCAGCTTCATGAGCAGATCACCGCTCAGGGCCGCGAACCGGCGACCGTAGTTCACAGTGCAGCCCACGAAATAGGGGCCATACCGCAGGCGGAGCACCGCTTCGAGTATCCGCTTGTGCAGCATCTCGAAATACTCAGCCAGGTACTGGCCCACCTGGCGGGCGGCTTCCAGAATCGAGAGGATCTGCGATTCGTTCAGGGCCTGCTCATTCTGCGGCCCGGCTTCGCTACCGGTGGCCGTACGCCGGATCTTCGCCCGCAGGAACTCGACCTTTTCCTGAATGTATTTCAGGCTATCGATCGGGGCGTCGATCCAGCCAGCGGGCACCCGCCAGTCGGCATCTTCGCGCTTCTGCTGAGCGGGAATCGGGATCACGGATCCAGGTCCACCCCGGGCACGTCTGACTTTCGACGCACACGACGGGCATTTATGCCTCGTGGTAATGCTCGGCGTGATTGGATCCTGGTACTCATAGGAGCCATTTACGCACGGCATGCCCTGTTCGCTGATCCACCGGCACGGCTCCTCCTCGGCTTCGAGGTGCCAGAACTGAGCAAAAGCGGCTTTCAGGTCGTTGCTGTGCTGGGCCGCATCCCAAAAGATGTACCGATCCAGCAAACCCAGCGACGGCCGGAGCAGCGTATTCGACACCAGGGGGTTGCTCCGATCAACGTCTGCCCACAACTTAAACGCCGGGCAAAAGCCCAGCGAATGCTGAAACCGAAGCTTTTCTACCCACTCCCCCGTCGTTCCGTTCGCCTTCTCGAAAATGGCATAATCGCTCTCGTCGAACAGGGCCCGCTGGTTTTTCTGCTCAGTGTCGAAATAGGCGAATTGCAGAAGCCCCGCTTTGTTGGCGCCAACGGCCGGCAGCGCCTTTTGTACCTTCTCGATGCTGAGCAAATAGGGGTAGGGCTCCGGGAAGTCGGTTGTCTGAACGGCGGGCAGGTCCACCACGACCAGCGAATTAGGAGCGGACATTACAGCGTTGTGACAGTCACGCGCCACGAACCCGTCGATATCGAGCTGCTCGATGTACTGCTCAGCGTCAGCCTGCAATTTCTCGTCGGTCAGCTCGATCGATATGAACCGGTCCTGCGCCCCGTGTACAGCCGCAGCCGAATCCGAGATATCATCCACCAGCTCGTTCGATACCAGCGGCCAGACGATATCGCGCAGCACCTGCTCACGAGCCGACTTGGCGGGAATCGTCGGTTCGAGGTACTGCGTCACCCACGACCGAAAATAGGGCGACGCCGAGGCAGCATCGGTAGCCGACTCGGCGTGCAGGCGGTGGCGCTGGTCGTAGAGCCGGGCAGCGTCTACGGCCTTCGTTTCGGCCTTTTTGACTAGGGGATCGTTGGGGGTGAGCGGCATCGGTCGGGGTTACTCGGTCGTGGTGGATGGTTCGGGGTCCTGTTTTGGCGTTATCAGCTCCCAGCAGGCTACGTGGGTTTTCTGATACTCCAGCAGGGCGTTCCCCTCATCCTCGGTCAGCGTCAGCGTACGGCCGAGGGCTGGCCCCTCTGCGGGGTCCAGTTCTTTGAACTTCATCTTTTTAGCAGCTGCCATGCTTAGAGCAGGTTGTGATTGAAGTTCAGGGTTACTACCATCACGTCACGGTACCAGCCTTTTTCCAGCTCGAAGTTGATCGGGAACTGAGTCAGGCTGTGCAGCTGGCCACCGGTGGGGTCACCGATGAAGAACGAGTGCGCAGGGATGGGACCGAAGGTCTTGCTGCACATGAACTGCCGATCGCCCAGGTAGGCGTAGAAGCCCAGCGTATCAAAATCGGCGTTGGCGTTGGCACGGGCGAACAGTGTTTCTACCTCGTCGTACTGGGTAGGCGTCAGGCCGGTGTACATGCCGTTGAAAACGGGCACCGTCTGGCCTACGACGATCGAGCGGCCGGCTGGCGTGCTGTTGTCGTTCGAGCCGATCTTGACAGCTTCGGTCGAGGGCAACTCGGGAGAATAAACTTTGAACTTCGGTACCAGCAGTTTGGCATCGGTTGTCAGAGCCATCGCGGCCGTGTGGGTGCCCTGGGCTAAGATTGTCGTATCTGTACCGAGGGCCGTGCCGGGCTGAAGCAGCTGGAAGCCGAAACGCCGAACCTGCTGGAGCATGACCATGCAGTTCGAGGCAGTGAGAGCCGTCAGCGGCCCGGTAATGGCATTACAATCGAGGAATTTCATCGTGACGGATTGTCTAAAGAGTTGCTTGCTTTAGGCCACACCGTCCGGTAGTGGGGCTGGATTGGGACAAAAATAAATAAATGCATGGTATTCGCAATATAATTGCAAATAAGCCACACCCCATAAGCCACAAACCCGTACCACTTTTATTTTGAACTTCTTGGCATCCACACGCTGGGTAGGGCAGGCTCCCCTCGCACCCAGACCGCCAATCCATCTTCATCCCATTCGTAGTCTGTAAGTGCTTTTAGTTCCGGCTGAGGCAGTAACACCATACGATATTTGGCATATTCGCTAATTACGCGGGGAACCACTTTACGAACAGATCGAACCAGGTGTACAGAGAGGATACCCCGCTTACCAACAAAAACCATGTATTGACCAACCACTGGAGCCGGATCGTCATGCTGGATATGATAGGTTATGGTTTTGGTCTCCATCATAATTTTACGAATTATCGAAACCGCCGAAGCGTCGGCGCGGGCCGGTCAGCTCAAAGTACTCTCGCATCATTATGTTGTCGGCAAAGTCAGGCGACCAACCGCCCAGGAGAATCTTCTGCGCTTCCTTGGAGTTGATCTGTTGCTTGCCCTCACTGTCGACCGCTTCTTTACGAATAGCCCGCAACTGGGTTTTGATCACGTCCCGGATATCAACCAGCTTGTTACCCATCTTGGTACGGCAACTGCGGTGAATGCTGTGCACATAACCACCAGCGGCATCCGTGGACGACTCGTAGATCCAAACATTGTCGTCATTGAGTGTTATTTTGATGGCTCCCCGATTTACCCGGGCCGCACTGCGATAGTAACACTGCGTTTTAAGGTTCTTGTAGTTTTCCTTAACCCGTGTTGCCGGATCTTCTAGGGCGGTAGCATTATTGAGAAAGCCCTGGTAATCGCGCCTTAGCGACAAAACCTCCCCCCCTACACCGTTCTGATCAATCAGAACATGGTGAGCCATCACGTTAAACTTGCTGCGCAGGAACTCGATAGCCTTTACCGCTTCAGGTGAATCATTGACCTTCATGATCAGACACCCTACCACTTCCCAGCCCTGCCAAACCAGCAGAACAGTCCAGTCGTGGCCAAACCGGGCGATATCACCGGTGATATACCGACTACCGTCGGAGGGAGCGTAATTTGTGTAGATAGAACCAACGGCGGCCGGATCGTATAAAGCCAGGCCATCAGCCCGAACTTTCCAGTTACCGCGCAACAGCCTGACTTTATCCTCCTCAGGCAGAGCCATCAGGTTACCCAGATAGTCGGGGTTTTTAGCCAGAAAGATCTTGTTGCCGAAGATATCCCCTGGAATAAACGTCAGCGACTTGGGTTTGACATTGGCCAGATCCCCCTGAAACATATGGGGAGCTTTGTCAATAACTTCCTGCATGGTATTGCCCCACACCAGCGCATCATTATCCCTGGTGAAATAGCGAAGCCGGCCAGCGCGCTCCGGTATCGGAAACCCATATCGGGGGTTAGGCGAACCGTCGGGCATCTTTTCGTCCTGATCGATCCACCACTCAATCAGAGTGGCCACAAAGCTATCGGGGTCAGGGTTACACGTGCCCCGCATAACGGGTTTGATGCCCGAGGAGGAGCGGTTACGACTCAGCATGTACCAAAACATGCCTTCACTGAACTGAGTCAACTCGTCAAAGCCGATATAGGCCAGCTCTGAGCCCTGCCAGTCATACACGTTCTTTTCGTGCTGCATATGACGGAAGGCCAGCCAGGCACCGCCAGGAAACATCCAATCGGCATCTCTGGAGTGTGCGCCCATCAGTGGGTACAATTCGCGGGCCTTCTCCCATAAACCGCCAGGCGCCATAACCTGCGGGTAGGTGCGACGGAACAGCACACCTGAATAAAACGAGTTTGCCCGGTGCCGGGTCGCTTCATAGGTAAGCACCCATGATTTACCCCCGCCAGCAGCCCCGCCCCCAATAGCGATATCTGCTCTCGACGACATGAACTGTTCCTGAAAACCGATCTGCGGCTTAATGATCTGCGGCTTGCTCATTCTGTGGATCACGGCCGTTATCCGGCATATAAAACACGACGTTGTGAATAGCCTTGCCAGCGCTGGTAACGTCACGACGCTGGATGATGCGGCCATGCACCTCCAGAATTTTGCTTACCGCCGTCATGGGATCGTTGAGCCTGAGTTTCGTCCGGATCGTTTCCGTCACCCCGGTTTCGCTTGTGTGTACGGTCTTGACCTGCTCAATATCCTTCAACAGATGGATATGCGCGCGTGCCTGGTCGGATTCGATGTCAAGCTGCCCATCAGCGGCAATGAAATGTTCGAGCGTACCCCTACCCCACTGGGTCAACAGGTGAACGGCTTCAGCCGCCGACATTGACTTGGCATTCAGGTACGCATCGATGGCCCCCCGAATCTGGGGTTTTCTGAGGTTCTCGTAAGCGATCTCATCATCAGAATGTTCGGAGTAGCCAGCTACGCGGGCGGCCCGCGCTCCATTCTGATCCTTAACGTACTCCTCCACAAACCGGCGCTGCTTATCGGTCAGTCCGTCATGCCAGGGCTTGTCTGTATCAATTGGCAAATCACTTATCGGTTCCTCTTCCATAGTGGTAATCCTTTGTACAATAATACGAACCATTATCAGGAGTACGGATTTCGGCTCACCCGTAGTACGTATTAATAATAATATTCTTGCAAATTTACTTGCAAATTTCCCGTACTATACCGAACTTAGCATTGCGATTTAACAACAACAGACATGAGAAAACAGATCACCACACTTGCCCACGCCATTCGGAAGACTGGCCAGAGCTGGGCCGAAGCCATGAAGCGGGCCTGGGCCGCTATCCGGATCAAGTTTGAGATGGCCCACAAAGCGGTAGGCTTTTTCTACAAGAAGGAGAACGGGGAAACCCGGTACGCAGTCGGCTACAACAAAGTAGCTCCCCCCACGTCGGCCAAACCAGCGCCAGCCAAAAGCGCACTCGTGATCACCTACTTCGACATCGACCGCTGGGACTGGCGCTCATTCAGAGCCGACCGTCTGATCATCGAATAATACCCGATGCCGGGCGGGTTTGACCCGGCGCTCTTTCATCTTTCAATTCTCTTACCCCTCATGGCAAAAACAAACGCCACCCCTGCTGAGCAATCCGCTCCTAATTTTAAGTACCTCCTCGGCCACCCGAAACAATACCGTTTCGACGCCAAAGAGGGCGTTTTCAACATCAATGGCATAGAGAAGGTAGGCCGCACCATGACCTTTCAGCCCATCGCATGGCGGATCTTCACCGACAACATCCTGAATATGGGTACGAAGAATTGGGCGGAGATCTTCTTCATCGACGACAAGAACTGCGTATCGGCCCTCCTCTTTCACGGCTATTCCGTAGACAACATTTTCCGGCTGATCGAGCCGCTGTACTACGATGATCTGACGCTGGCCGACGTAGTTATCACGGCCATAGCGGAGAAGAAAGAGAACACCAAGATTCAGCCCAAAGGTGTTTACTACATCGCTGATTTCTCCTATAAGATGGCCGATCCTGCCCAAACGGCTCCGCTGAAACAGTTTGCGCAGGAAACCCGGATTTTCCGGCAGGAGACGCTAACCGACATCGCCAATATCAAAACGTCGTACGGCTTCTATAACCCCTTCATCGAGGGTACGGCCGCTGAGGCTGGATACCTTCCCCCCGCTGGTACCGATCCTGAAACCGGCGAAGTAGCTACCGGTGAAGACATGACCCAAGGTCCTATCTAATCAGGTAGCGGTCATGAATACCGAAATCAAACATGGCTCCCGGGTGCGCGTCGCCGTGCACCGCGGGGGCTATCACAAGCGAAATTTTACCGGCTCGTTCATGAACTGGACTCCGACAGGCCAGGCCCGAGTACTCGAGGACGGCTGCACGAAAGCAAAAGCATATCCCGCTGACGACGTAAAACTGATCAAACAATGAATATCGATATCGCACAAGACGAACAGGTACATGACGCCGTACCGATGTTTAAAACTCCCCTTTCTCAGCCGATCTCGTTCGAGGTTGCCAAAGCAGACATTGACCACATGCGGGCCGAAGCGGCCGGGCTCCAGATCGCCGGGCCTGACGACAAAGCCGGTTTCAAAACGGTCTATGATCTCCGGCAGGTGATCAAGCGCCAGCGGGTAGCGGTGAAGAAGCGTCAGGACGAATTGAAGCGGCCCCACATTGACTATAACCGGGAGGTTGATCAGCTGGCCAAAGAGCTGACCGAACCCATGGAAGAGATTGAAAACGGCCTGGCTCTGAAAGAGAAGGCGTACAATGATGAGCGTGAGCGGATCGCCCGCGAAAAAGCCCTTTTCCTGCAGAAGCGTACCGAAGGACGCATCAACCAACTCCGCGCGATCGGCTACGAATGGAATCCGTCTACCGAATCATACAGCCGGTTTTACTACGTCGATGATGAGGAGAAAACCGACGTGATCAATTTCGATGACATCAAAGAGATGGAGGATGAGGAATACGCGCCCATCCTGACCGATGCTCAGGCCATACACGAAGCTGAGCAGGCCCGGCTGGCGGAAGAAAAACGTCGGTACAAAGAGGAACAGGAGCGCATCAAAGCTGAACAGCAAGCAGAGGCTGACAAGTTGGCCGAGGAGCGTCGCAAAATAGTAGAACAGCAGGAGGAGCTGAAACGTCAGCAGGATGAACTGAATAATACAATCCGCCTTAATCGTGGAAAACGGCTAATCGAAGCTGGCTACACAGAGAGTAGCGGCAACTACTTCCATCCTAATCACAATGTTCGGTATGATTCATTATTGAGCTTTACTGATGAGCAGTTCGACGCATTGATTCAGCAAGCTGTTGATTACGATCGACGATTCGAAGAACGTAAACGTCAGGCTCAAATTGAGGAGGCTGAGCGAATAAAAGCTGAACAAAAAGCTGAGAAAGAGAAATTGCGGGCCAACCGGGAGCGTCAGAAACTCTTGGCTCCCGACAAGAAAACGGTTAAGGATTTCTTCAAGAAGCTGAAGTCGCACCCATTTCCGTTCCTGCCTGATCTGCAACCCGAAACGGTTGCACTGTTGGGCGAATTCAACGAAAGTCTTGCCCAGCTCATCAATCAGTATCAGACGAAACTGGATGAGTTATGAGCAGCTACGATCAGCTATTCGAGACAGCGCCCGCGAACGACGATCCCAGCTGGTGCAGCACTCAGTCAGTAGGCATGTGGGTTGAATTCTACCAGGCGTGCCAGTTCACCGAGGACGAGTTGTTGGGACGCTTAGAGGAGCTGCTCGATGGAACGTATGTGCCGCAATGGACCTGCGAGATACCGCTGCGGATCGCGGCCCTACAGCAACTGTTAGGGCTGGCCAACGAAACCCCTACCGGCTGGGTATGCCCTACCTGCGCAGCACGTGAGAAGCGCAAACAGAAGCCCGCCGATCAGGCACAAACCTCCTTATTCTAACCATGGCAAAGACGAAGCCTAAGCAGGAAGAAGCCCCGCCAGTCGTACGCTCATTCGAGATCGACGGCATTGTCTACACGGACGGCGATAAGCTACAGGTGATCGCTCCGGAGCTAGGTCTGATCCCGGTAGTTGTCAAGTTCGCCGACTACAGCAACCACCATATCATGACAATGGAGTTCGGCTGGATACGAACACCCCTGCCATGCCGGATGAATCAGCGCCCCGATAGCCCCAACGCATCCCTCAGTTTAAGCATAACCCGAATGCCACCGGCTGGCTCAATTCAAGGCTACCACTCGAACGTGATGCACCTGGTGTACTTCTGCAATTGTGCGTACAGTAAGCATACAGACCAATTCAGATGGTACACCAGCTTCGATATGGGTGTCATTCGGGCCGAAGGGTTAGGCTGGGACTACAACAAGAACCGGCCGCATAATCATCCGCTCGTCGAGGGCTACGAACACTTACAGCCGATGACTTACGAAGTACTAAAGCAAGAGCTGGTTCAAGCCGACAAGCACGGACAATTCACATTATTCTAACCACTATCATGGCAAAAATCACCTTCGTTCAAAATCCTGACGCGGTAGTGTCCACCCCCACACCTGTAGAAAATCAGGTAACGGACATGCATCTCCAGCTCGAAACCATCACCCCCGAACTGGCTCAGCAATTCCTCGACAGGAACACCGACAACCGGCCCCACAAGGAACGGCACGTTCGGTTTCTGGCTGATCAGATGCGGGCCGGAGCCTGGCAGATCACCGGCGACCCGATCAAGATCGGTAAGTCGGGGCGGTTGCTCGACGGCCAACACCGACTGCTGGCCATCGTACAAAGCGAAACGACACAGCGGCTGTATGTAGCCTGGGATTGTGAAGAGGAGATTTTCGCCGTGCTCGACACCGGTCGTAGCCGATCGGCCGCGGACGTGCTGGCCACGGACGGCCTGAAAAACTATACGGCGGTATCCGCAGCGGCCAAACTGCTGATCATGCACGAACGCGGAGTACTGGCCATCATGGGCGGTAAACAGCGAGCCGCCACAAATGCCCAGATACTGGCCTATACAGCCAAACACGATGTTGAGACATCAGCCAGCAAAGCGTCGGCCTGGTCGAAACGCTGTAAGCTGCTCAACCCCGGCGAATGGGTAGCGTTGCATTACCTGCTGGCGAAAAAGGCACCCAAGCAGGCTGATGAATTTCTACAGCAGATCACCACCGGCCTGAACCTGACCGAGGGGCACCCCGTGCTAATTCTCCGTCAGCGCCTGCAGGCCGCACGTGACGGCCGTTTCAACTTCACGGCAGCCGAGCGGATGGCCATGACGGTGAAAGCCTGGAACGCGCATCGGGAAGGCCGGAAAATTGGCCAGCTCACCTGGAAGAACTACGAAGAGTTTCCGGAAATCGCCTGACCTGCATTATGGAGCTGACCGTCGTCATCGAGTACATGCGCTTCTGGAAAAAACAGAAGGGTGTGGAGTACTACAATTTTTCGGAAAGGGGGGTGCTGGCTGGCACCCACTCCCCCAACATCGTTCTGCAAGATGGTGCGGGTTATATGCTGGACTGGCCGGGCGATCACGAGCGGGCTGTTGAGCACCAACGCAAACTATCAGGCACATCCGATCCACAAGCTATGCCGACAAATGAAATTTACGTCCCTGAAGCCAAATGCAGGGAGATATACAGCAAAAGTGACCTTACGAGCATCATTGAAAAAAGCTGCTCTAAAACCTTCTTTTGGCAGAATCAAGAGTACATATACAGCGGATCGTGTCATAAAGGCGGGGTTCCGCTCTATATCAATGCGTACCGAGTCGAGCCGCTGGAAACCTATAAAGGTCCGCTCACCCCGCTGAAATATGGCCCACACTTCGAACAAGTGGATCTGGGCAACCGGGAACGAAGTTATGCCGGGATGTTGCTCACTAACGGCGGGCGGCAGCTAGTAGTATGTGCTCCTGAATACACGTTCAAGCAGCTGGACGTCGGCAAACAACTCTCCATTTTTTAGCTCTGGCCAAGTACGAATATGAATACAGACCTGTTCAATCAGCCTCTCGTCGAGAGACAAACGAAGAAACCCGCACGGGGTCAGCAGCTACAGATTTGCCCGGAAATCAAGACGGTCGCTTTCGATCAGCAGGAAATCTTACACAGCATCCTGACGCTATATGTTGCCGGCAGCACATTCGATGTAGATGCAACCTACGGGTACGGTGGCTTTTACTCGGGCCTTATCCCCCGGCCGGCTCATTGTTTCGATATCGCCCCGAAGCGGCCCGAAGCCATCGAGGGCGATTCCCGAAAACTGCCGCTGCCCAGCTCGAGCGTTCGCAGCCTCATGTTCGACCCGCCGTTCGTGGTCACGAATCACAAGGACTCCGACGAGTACGTGATGGGTCAGAAGTACGGCGGCTACCGCACCATTACTCAACTGCGGGAGCACTATCAATCCTCTCTCGACGAGTTCGCCCGCGTCGTCAGGCCCAGGGGTATCGTCGTGTTCAAGTGTCAGGATTTTGTACACGGCCGGAGCAATTACTTTATTCATAACGAGGTGCTGCACATGGCACAGCGGGCCGGGTTCAAAGCAGTAGACCTGTTCATACTTTTTGCCCGTAATCGCTTCCGGGGCGGGATGGTAAAGCAGAACCACGCCCGTAAGTTCCACTCGTATTTCTGGGTATTCAGACGCAACCAAAAAAAACGCTCCTGATCGGGAGCCCATCTCAACCATGAAACACTATCCACACGCCCCGTTAACGCAGCTGCTGATCGTCATCGCGATCGGCCTGCTACTGATTCACATCAACCGTACGTCGCAGCCAGGCCTGCGCGTCAAACCCGCCCGGGTGGCCGGTTTCTGCGTCGGGTTGTGCCTGGCTTTATTGAGACACCTATTCAACAGGATATGACACTGAACGACAACCCACGCGTCAGAGCCGAACAGCGGCACAAGATCCTGCGCAAACGAAAGGATAGGCTGAGGTCGATCAGCTACCGCGGCACGCCTAAGGACGTTAACTGGGGAGAACACAGCTTGCTATACAACATGTCTGCCTGGCACGCCTATAAGGCCAGGTGCAAACGCCTGATGGCTACTGTGGATGCTGAGCTGAAGCAGTGCGTATCTACGCTGCGAGCGTTCGGATCGAATGTGTATTACTACTAA